AAAACGACAGCACTAAAGAAGAACCGGCATTGAGTAAGAAGTTGTTTGGTTAATAGGTGGATTCTATGACACTTCTAAAAGCAATAGGTACAGGTGTAATCGCTGCATTGATTACGGCCCTCGCATTTTTCGGAGGGTTCGTATTCTCTGTCATATCAGTGGTAGTCTCCGTGGTCACCGCTGTAGGCGCAGTATTTTTTATCGCCTTCATGTGTGTTGCCGCAGCAAATAGCGGAGATGAAGACAAGCGTGAATGACCTGTAAAACCCCAGGGAACTCCTTGGGGTTTTTTACTTCCCCGAATAGGATCTGTATGAAATCTATCCTGGCACTAACCCTTATGTCACTTTTTCTCGTGGGCTGCTCAGCGGCCCCACAAATGCACAGCACAGGCAACAACCAGTACATGATCATGGGTGAATCTGAGTTTGGGTTCGCAGACATGGTAAATAGTATGTACGGGCAAGCAAACGTTAAGTGCTCAGAACAAGGTTTGATCACCCACATCATTAAAGGTTCGAGAGGCGGTGGTAGCGTAGGCGCTGTTGCCACTAAACGCGCATACGCACTGCATTTTTACTGCCGGTAAATAGAAAAAAGCCCCATGAATCATGAGGCTTTCTTGTGTCTACTCTTATTTTAGTTGAACGGGCTTAGAGCACCTTGCATCACGAGTGTTTCATCCAAAGCCCCTGGCAAATCCAGAGCACCAGTTTCAAACGGATTGTTACCCACCCGTCCGAACATACTGGAATCCTGGATCGTCGTCAGACCGGTCATGAATCCACCCAGGATGGCCAACAGAATAGCCCGTGCAGGATGCTCCTGGTACAGTTCAAGCAGCACCCGCTGGATGCGTAGGTAATACTTCGAGAACAGCACCAGTCCCGTATCGTTCAGGTACTGCAACGCTTTGCTTGTGGGTACATCGTAGTTGATGAACGCTGCTTTAATAATCCGCATAGCATCCACCTCGCTCTTTTTAGTGTTCGCATTCTTAGTCAAGTGCTCGTACAACGTGTACCGCCCTACAAAGTCACTCATCTGGGTACTGCGAAACAGTATTTTGTAGAGTGGCGTGTCGTGAGCCATGTACGCTGTTTTTGCAACAGTCTTCACAGCATTCGGGACTTTAGCCGTTTTGTTATCGGCCCAATTTACCAAGCGAGACTTGTACGAAAACATATTATCCTCTGTATCAATGTCTTCCATGATGGTCTGGAACTGTCCACCGTCAATCAAGGTTTTAACTGGGTTATTCTCCAGTGCGTATTCCAGTTCCAGAATTTGTTGATCCAGATCGGTACGACCACTGGCTTCTTTCAAGCGCGTCAATTCCAGCAGTGAATCACTGTCCGTCTGGTAGGAAAGCAAGCCATCAATCGCAACTTTGTGGTTGCGGATAAGATCCTTCATTGGGACACCGTACCAAAGCAGTAACGTCACGTTACTCATGATGTTACCCACCAGGGTCCATAGGTTTTTGATTACGTAAATGTCCTTGAGTTCCTTAACCAGTGACTGCCACACATCTTCACCGGCATGGATTTTAGACACTGCTTTGTCACCCAGGATTTTTGTGCCCAGGTGGTACACCACATGCTCAAGGATATTGCGTTCTTTTTCCGCTAGGTCAAATGTATCGGCCATTGAGAATTTTCTGTACCCAAAGGTCAGATCCAGCAAATCATTACGCACCATCATCCCGTTGCGTCCCCATGTTTTCAGGATGGTTCTGCGGGTCGCTTCAGGCAGCAACGCGTACTTCTCACGGATACCCGCATCCATACTGTCTGCACTGAAGTCCACGTAGATCCCAGGCCGAATGCTGTACTCAACATCGAACTGGTCTTTTAGAGCCTTTACCACCAAGTTGTTCTGAGTCTCAGACGTTGGTTTGTCGTACACAGCGCCTTCCATGGCGCCCATGACATCCTCGACACGGGAATCACGTTTCAAGATGTCGTCCTTGTTTTGTTCAGTCATGAGGTAGCGATAGTTCACGATCTCACCGTTTGGATTAACCACGGCCACCAAAGCACCATCTTTCGCTGTGGTACCCAGGTCATCGTTAAACCCTGGCTTCTCCAAATCCTGCATGTTTTTCATGTTTGCTGTGACTTTATCCGTCATACGTTTGCGGCTCTGTACCACGCCCTCATCCGTGACCACGGATACACCGTTGTGGATGGTTGTGCCCTTGGACCGTTTACCAGAGAACGACATCACACCGGTCACATACTTACCCAGACCGCCTTCTTTCAAGACGTACAGATGTCTCACTTCCTGGTTCGTGTCTGCTGGATCTCGTGTAAGTGCTTTACCTTTACTGTAACCCGCCTTCACCAACTGAGCGCCCTGCTTCTCATTAGCGGTAACCACCTCACGGTATGGGTCGTAAATTTCCTTGGTGTAGCCTTTCTGCATCAGAGCTGGGCTACCTTGGAACAGTACATCAAGTGCCTGTTCTTTCAGTACGCGATGGTTCTGGATAACAAACCGCATACCCTCACCGTTGTTTCGCTGCATGATCTCTTTTGTGGATTCTTGCTGCGTCATCGGTGTGTGCTGCAACGCATACAAAGAAGTCAGCATCTCCAGGATGGGCGTAGCCTGCTCCATGGTCGCTTCAGGCACCGTCATAGCATCCGGCATACCGACCTTACGCACGATGTTGTGCACGTTCAGAAGGAGTCCCTTGGTCTGGTGACCTACGGCCATGTGGTAACCCAGAGCCTGAGCCATGTTTTTATAGTAAGCCGCCTCTTTACCCACCTGGTTCAGTTCTGCTTCCAGGTCTTTACGTAAGGTCGCTTGGGCGTCTTTGTTGGCCATGAGGTCTGTCATCCCTTCGTAACCCAGTCGCGTAGACAGCGAAACGAGGTCGGTTTTCAGAACCGATTTCGTAATGCCCTCACTCTCTGCTTTTGTCATTTCACCCAGTAAACCCAAAAGCTGCTTCTTACTGTTATCAATGCGGTGCTTGCGTTCTTGCTCGTGCTTCCCTGTTTGACTCAGGAAGTCGTGCATCTCTTGAGTACCCTCTTTCGGGCCACGCACCTCATCCACCATTTTGGCCAGGAACCCTTGCTGCTTACCAAAAGCATCAGCACGGTAATCTTCCCAGGTATCCAGCAGCACGGTGAACTTATCATCCGCTATCAGGCGCGTTACACGGCTCGATGCCCGTATGATGGAACTGTTTGAGTTCGCCAGTGCAGGACGACCGGCAAGATTGCCTAACTGTCTACGCACGACACCACCGTTGGCCGCCGAAGCTTCTTCAATCTGATCCAGTAAACCAATGTTTTTACGCGCCAGTGTGCGGCGTTTGCGTGACTCAATATCCACCAAACTTGTCACAAGGCGGGTCATCCGTTGCTGTCCCGTCTGCCCTTGTGCTGTCCCGTTTACTGTATCCGCAAACTGTTGGACCGCTTTGCGGTACCAGCTTTGTAATTGGTCACCCATTTTTGAACTGGCTGCCCGATTGTCTGCTGATACATTAAAGTCCATTTTGTCAGCGAGACCTGGGTACGCCATAGCCATTGCCGCAAATCGACTCAAGTGGTTGGAACGTGTCTCACCACTGCTCTGCTCCAGTTTAAATATGAAGTCGTACTTGGCTTTAGCCTGGCTAACCTGTGTGGGAGTTGCGTCAACCAGTTCACCGTCAATAAACGATTCCCAACTCATCTGCTCACGAGTGGACTTGAATACCCGAACCAGATCTTTATACGCTGACGTTGTTGGATCAAGGATTTCCCGTAGGCTTGCTTCTACCTGTTCGAGAACAAAGGCTTCTTTGTCCGACAGGTCTAAGTTTGTTGCCGCTGTTTTGGAACTGAACGGGTTGGTGTCCGTTACCAGGGCGTTCAGGTACGCGTCTTCTGCACTGATTCCCGAGGTCCGATCCAGCTCCAACTTAGTGGCCCCGTAAGGTCCGTGAAGTTTATCCACGATCACATCCATCACGCGTTGAAGACGTGGGCTGGTGTCACCATCCAAACCCTCGTAGATCTCACGTGTGGTGTAATTGCTCACCGTGTCCAGAATATCCGGTGTCTGTTGAGCCAGTACAGTTTCGTAAGCCGCCTTCTGCTTAGGCTTAGTCGCGGCAATCACACCCGATGCGTTGTTGATCAACACAGTGATACCGTTATTCTGTTGCTCAGTGGTTGGTACACCCTGGAACACGATATTGCGGATAGTGTTAATAAAGGCTTCCATGCCCACGATCAACGCATTCTTCTTGGTGCGTGAAGTCATCTGGATCTTACCCAGTACCTCACGTTGGAAGCCTTCGTTGGTCAGTCCCCAAGAAATCAGTTCATCCACGCTGGTAACCGCATCTCCGAATCGGGCTTGCAGTGCTGAATCCGTTTTCACCAGATCAGCCGCTTTGCTCCGCAGAGTTTCCAACTCGTTGACCATGCCTGTGATGTTGCTGCGGTGCTTTGGGTTTGCGGCTTGTGCTGCTCGCTCTGCTTGTAGCGTGTTCGCCAACAGTACGTGCAGCAGCTCGTGAGCAACCAGCTCAACTGTCAGGTTGGATTCCACAAAGTCTGGACCTTTCAGAAATACCCTGGTGGTATCACCGATCTGCGTAACACCGCGTACACCGCCTGGGTTACCCATCTCTGGAGCCAGGGATACGCGTGTAGACTGCTCTACCAACTCTACGACCACGCTCTCATCAAGGCGCTTGGATAATTGTCCCAGTACCTGTGCAACAGCCCGATCATTATTACTCAAGGTACGTGACTTCAACGCTGTCCGTAGAACAGGCAGCAACTCTTTCACAGTCATCACAGGCTGCGCGCGTAAGGCTTTAACCAGTACCGCATCACTGTCACTTACCGGCGTACCCAACACACCCCAAGGGGTAACTTGGCGACCGTTATACAGCGTATTCAGTAACCCCATTATTGCGGCTTGCTGCTTCGTGTCCTGTGTTACCTGCTTAACAGCATCTTGCAAGACAGTGTTCATTCCTGTGCCAGATGTCTGTGCCACTTTCCAATGCATCTCAACGGATTCTGCGACATTGCCCAGGTCCGTCTTCATACCGTCATCCAGTTTTGTGGATTCAGTAATGGCAGCAATCATATCCAGCACACGACCTACGGGGGCTTTCTCCACATCCTTGATACGTTGGTCCTGGTTTGTTAACCGTGCGTGTATTTCTGCCCGTTTGGTATTCCGTGCTGCTTTATAGGCCTCGCCTTTGTAAACCGTCCCCAGTGCACGTTCCAATGAGCCAGTCTCCATGAATATCTTGTTAACCTGGCGCATGTTCTCAAGCTCACGTTTCTGAGCTTTTGACAGTCCTTTGCCAGATTCAACCTGGTCACGGTATGCCTGTTCCAGATTCTCTTGCAGTACACGTGAGGCTTCCGCTACACGTGCCACATTGCTTTGGGCTATGTCTTTATTGAGCCGTGTATTAACACGCTCACGGATGGTTGTGGACTGTCTCTCAGTCATAAGGACACGATCAGCGTCAGTGACGGTGTAGTGACCACCCTCGTAACCGTACTGGTTTATGATAGAGATGGTCTGCATCCACTCCATGGTGTCACGCTCAGCCTGTTCAGCTACGGCCAGATACTCTTCAGCCATCAACGTAGGTGACTTATCCAAACCTGCCAGGAGCTTTTCGTGCTCAACACGGAACTCAGGATCTTTCTGCATTTCCGGCAACTTCTGCTGGAACTCATCCAAGGTTCTGTACATGGTTTGCATGATTTCTTCTGGGAGCGACCAACTCAACATTGCATTCAATGTTTCCTGGTTCATGGATGCCATAGCTTCTTGTAATCCAGCAGGTGTACGGATCACAGCATCGTGCACGTTCAGCATATTGACTGCTTTATACACACGAGAAATGATCGCGCTGTCCATCGCGTGAATCAGCATGATCACCGGTGAAACACCTGGATCGACTTCTTTGCTCTCACTGCTCCGGTAATCAATGGTGGTTTTCTTATTGGGATCGTTGTTAACCCCTTTAAGAGTCATACCATCGTTGATTTTACCTGGTGCGAGCGTCACTGGGCGTTTCAGGTTCACGACACCGGTGTACCGCCATTTACTGCCATCCGCCAGATCCTGCCGCTGCTTGGCCATCTTCAGACCGGCCTGCTTATCACCACCTTTCGACATGGCTGTGTGGACTACCGGTGACATCTCTGACATCCGCTTATCCAGTTCCTTTTCATGTGCTTTCAGCAGGTCTTGGAGAACTTCGCCTGTTGCCTTGTAAATAGCCACTTCGCCCTTGGCTACAGATTCTTTCATGATTTTCCGACGCTCAAAATTACGCGCTATTTCGTACAGTTTGAAAGACATCTGTGCAGAACCATTAAACGAGTTTCGGCGTTCTATGGTGGTACCGTACTGCTCATCTACTGTTTCATTGATGTGTGTCCCTACCAATTCTGTAAAGGTATTGATCAACTGTGTTCTCGCGTTATCGCTGAACTTAAACGCTTTTACTGTGGCGAAGTTAGACTTGGTGGGTAACTTGTTGGCAGCAGACAAGAACTTGTTTATTTCGTTGAACAGCTTACCCGCAGCCGCAGAAAGCTCCGGCGTATTACCGTACAACTCCATCATCTGGTTCAGTTCTTCGTAAACCAGATCTACAGTATCGTGGCCCATGTTGGTAACGGACTTGGTACTGCCAGCACCAAACATCAACTTAGTCAGAAGTGGCTTAACAGCGTTCCGGCCATCGCCTGTTACAGAATCGTCTGTGTTCTTTATGTCACCGTGTAAGCGGTACACCAACGCATTAAAGGCTTTCACGTCAGGATCTGCGGCACCCACAATGTCCATCTTGGTGGCCAGTTTATGCGCCGTGTACATATACATATCGTGGTTGCCTGCCTGAAGGTACGCAGCCGTTGACTTAAAACCTTGTTCAGCATTAAAGAACCCGCCACGGGCACCCATGGCATCATCGACTGTGCCTAACTGAATCTGGACAAACATAGGTCCGTTTGTTACACCGTCACCTTCACGGATGAGGTTGGACTCGAACGAGTCATTTCCCAGGGCTTGTGCATTCTTCCAGTGTGCCAAATGAACCAGGGTATCTAACCCATGCATGTTCTTAGCAACGCTGAGTAGCTGGTTCTCTTGAGCCGCGTCTTTTATGGCACCACCGGACAACATCCCTTGCACCACTTTCACGGCGGCAACGGTCTCAGGATCGTTCACATGGTTTTCCCATTGATCCAATGAAGACGCGTTCAATTGCTTATCCGTCTTCACACCAAGGCCTTCCAACACAGACAACTTAAAGTCTGCACCCGCTTTACCTGAAAGATCCGCAGGCACATCGTAGGCCCAGTCCTTCATCGTAAAGGTGAACCGGTGTAACTTACTCGATTGTGGGTTATACAGGCTTGATAGAAGACCGACACGCTGGTTACGCCAGACTGAACGATCAAAAAAGAACGGGGCTTCCATGTTATTCATTTTTTCATTTGAGAAGTTAAACAGGTTGTCCACATCACGGCTTGCCGCTTCGTCCTTACCACGCAGGCCTGGAACCAGTTGATCTTGTGTTGTTGCTGGATCGAAGGTCACGCCACCGGCCATCTGCTTCATAAAGTTACGACTGAACTTATGCAAGATACCCTCTACTGGGTCCAGCATATCGGTACGCAGGAAGTGTTCCTGTTTCTGGGCTTCTTTAAGGATTGCCTCCTGCTCTTTAGGAACAGGTTGCTTTGTACGTCGTGTGGTTTTCATGACCTTAGTAGGCGCTTCGTCCACTGGGCCTGTCTGTGTTGGCTCGATCTCAAACAACTTACTCACGACATCTTTAGAGCCACGATTGGTCTCTACAAAAGACTCAACCATCGGGTTGGTCTGCCAGGGACCGTCCACAGTTTCCTGAACACGGTTAGAGCGTACAAACCATTGGATGGGTAGATCACCCTTCGCATCCGCCTTTAAGCCGAACAGAGTGCTGCGTTTAGCAACACGTTGTACCAGCTTCTGTTCTATCATGACGATCAGCGCCAGGGCACCAAAAGCACCATCAAGTTGGCCAGCGTAGTTACCTGGGGCTGTGTCGTTCAGGCGTTGTCCCAATGCAGCAGTAACACGTTTACCAATATCGTTGATGACGTACTTATCGCGTGTGCCTGCATCCCCAACCAGGGCTTGGTGCTCAACACCCACACGTTCATGACTCTCCATAGCGAAGATGGTACGTAGTGCGTCATCACCGTTGTTAAACCACAGGTCGTTACCGTTTTCAGAGATCCACGTATAGACAGCAGCACTCACCGCTGTCCGAACGTTTTCCTCTAGGTTACCGTTCTCATCCATGTACGCGTTTAACAGATTGCGGTACTTGTAGTTCTTGGAACCAGGTTTCAGCAGACCGTCCATGCTCTTATTCCACTTATTCGCATACTCTGCAAAGTGACGTAAAGCAGCCCGCTGTTTGGCTTCCACTGTTTCATCTGTACTCAGTTCCACACCCAATGTCTGTGGGTTATCCACACCAGGCATCAGGACATTGGTCAGGTAATCTTCGTTAGCGGTGAGAACCAGTCCTTTCTCTGTAGTGAAATACGCTTGAGCCAGGTTCTTTGTGTTCAGTTCGTCATACGTCATGAAACCGTCTACTTTCTCAGTCGTAGGCGCTGTGTCACGACGAAGTACCGATGTCTTAGCGTCCTGCTCTTTACGTGCTTCAACCTCTACGGATTCAGGGGCATCGTTTCGAGTGTCGCTTGTGCGTCCTGCATCAGTCTCTTCGACAGGCTGGGCCAGTGCGTTATCTCCGTCCCGAACTTCAGGATCACCGGTGGGTTCAGGTGCAGTTTCTGTGTCAACTGGCTGGTTCGTTTCTGGCTCCGCTTCCGTAGGTTCTGCCTGCGTTGCATCTTCTTCTGTGCGTGAGTCGGTTTCCTGCGTGGGGTCGGTCTCATTTACAGTCTCCGCTACTGGTTCAGCTTCTACAGTGTCGGTGGGTGTATCCGCTTCCTGGGTTGCTTCAGGAGCTGGATCATTTGCCACCGGTGCGTTGGTCTGGCTTATGCGTGACGCGGCTTGTAGCTCACCCAGAGCCTGCTCAATGTAGGCAGCTTCTTTCGTTACAGCATTCACCAAACCAGTTGAGCCTGTGTTTATGTTCATGCCGCCGTTTTCTGCCATCTGAGCGTCAGACAGTTTCTTACCGGTGTTCAGTTCCCATACCGATCCAGCACCCTCACGGTCTGTTGATATGATCTGGGCCTGCTTTTTACCTGGTACAGCCTGGGCAAGCATCTCTTCAGCCAGCTTTGATTTAGCCGTGTGCGATTGTGCGAAATTCTTTAACTGAGCCAGTTGTTGATCGACGCGGGCCGTGTTGCCCTCTTGGATCGCACGACCAATAGACGACTGGTACTGAGGAATGCTTTTGAAGCCTGCACTCGGATTGTTGGTGAAAATATCTTTGTTCACATCCGTCAACGTTTTTACTTCGTCAAACGCTTGTTTCCGTCCAGACAGTGCCCGCAGGTATTGACGCTCATCCGCAGACAACGACAGTTCAGTGTCATCGGCCATCTTTGCTGCGGATTCCTGATCCAATAAATCAGGGTTGGCCATAGCGAGGTTGATGGTTTTCTTGGCGGCTTCTGTTCTGGCAACTGGATCAGCCTCAACGTCTTGTGTCTGCGACACCAACGTTTCGACCGATTCCAGTTTCCCGGTCTCGGCGGTGGCTTGTGTTTGGGTTTCACTGATCCGAGTGCGTAACCGTGTCAGCTCTGCAACGTGTGTTTTCTGCTTCTTGCGTGTGGCAGCCGGTACTTTCTCAATGAGATTAAGTTCGTCTACATATAGGGATACAGCGGCTTCTGCTTTTGTCTGTGCTGCGGTGTCACCGTCCCTTTTGGCTTTGGATACTTGACCACGGCTACGTGCCAACTGTGCTTTGAGTGCAGTAATGGACTCAGGAGATGTTTCTTTTATCCGTGTATTCAGTTCCGTGATCTCACTGTCCAGACGCTCATCCAGACGATCCAATGCTTTACGACTGTTCTCCTGGATCTCCGGTGTGTCTGTTTTACCAGCAGCAGACACAATCAGAGCCTCGCCCACTTTACCCAGGTCACCTTTGAACTCTGGGTCCAGTAACGTATCGATGTCGCCGCTGGTGACCAGTTCTTCTACAGCATCGCGGGCTTCTTTTGTGCTGGACGCTTCTACACGTGCATCCTGTGCACGTTTCGCTCGACGGGCAACAGGGTCACCCCGCAATTCACCGGCGATAGCCAACGACTTACCAATGCCGCCACCAATCATGGAGGCTTCAAAGATATTGGCACCGTCTACATCGGTACGCAGATCCGAGTACGTTTCTTCTACGGCTGTTTGAAACCCTTCTGTTGCGCCTTCGCCAACCGTCTTACCGGCAACCTTGCCTGTTTTCTTAACCAAGCCACGTGCCAGCCTAGACGCGATGCCTTTCTTAACGACATCCACAGCCGTATCCGCTGCTGTGCTGCTACCAACGAACCCACGCAGGAACGAAGCGTCCATCATGTGTTCGGCAGCAGCCGCCGTCATGCTGATAGCAAAGACTTTCTGACCGTCTGCTTTACTGAACACAGCACCGTCATTCTCATCTCGATACCGTTGCAATGCTTCACGGTAAATGTCTACACCGTAACCAATGTTGCTTGCTGCCATTAACGGCCTAGCAACCGCACCCAGGGCCAGGTCTACAGAGGACTCACTCAGGTACTCAGCCAAAGCCGCAGGGTTATTCCATACATCGCCAGCACCTTCAAACGTGAGCTTAGCGATGCCTTCAGCACCTTTAAGAAGGGCCGTTGTCATATCCCCTGCTTCATAAGCTTTATCCGCTTCATCAAACACAGCCGAGTGCTTGGCAAAGGTTGCTTCAAAATCAGCACTCATGGCTTGCTTGTTTAACGGGTTAACCAAACCATCAATGAACTCGTTCTCATTAAAGAACTCATCAAAGTCACCGGCCTTGTCAAAATTACTCAAGGCATCCCGCATCAGTGCACGGTTAGAGTTGCCGGTACGGCTACGCGCTGCCGTGGACAATTGAGTACCGTCAGCATCCAGCTTGGCATTCTGTTCATCGTTCAGAGGAACCAGGGAAGACTCTGCTTTATCAAACGCGGCCATACGCTCAGTCAGGTCATCTTCATTAAGCTCACCACGCAGGTTATCCGCTAACGCACTGGTACGGGCTTTCTGGATCGACGCCTTTTGCATGTTGTAACGCATGTCATTGGCGTAGAGTTCCCGTGCCTCGTCATCGACACGGTTCATCTTGTTCTGGCCTGATAGCGTCAGGGGCATACCCACGAAGTTGCCAGCAGCTCGTGCACCACTAACAGCGACACCGCCTGTCAATTGCTTGGCTTGGCCACTAAACGATCCCAGCTCAGCATCTGTCGCCCACGACTTCTCTTCGCGTACTTCCTGCTCAGCGAGGTAATCATTAGCAGACTCCTGGCGTTTACCCAGGGAACGGTTATTAGATTCAAGCAAGTCACGGGCGGTGATACGCTCACCCGCTGCTATTTTTTCACTAGGGGATTTATACAATTGCTCCGCTGTTTGTCGTACACCGTTACCACCCATTAAGGCACGTTTGGCTTCTGCTCTCTCAGCAACTTTACGTTGCTTCTGCTCTGCCAGGTCTGGTGCTTCAAACCCGTTCAACATGCTTGGTCGGTTAGGCATAACTTAGTTTTTCCCTTTACGTAATTGCTCATTTAATTTCTTTTGATTATCACGTGCATCAATAACAGTTTGGCGGCGTAGCTTATTCAGTTCGTTCTTCCTAACTGTATTACCCTTCTGAGCAGTAAACAATTGCAGTTGTCTTGCTTCAGCATTCAACCAGTTTAAATACTCTCGCTGATAACCGCGCTTGAGGGCCGTAACATCTAAGTCTTTATCTTCATCACTGAACCATTCATTAGTAACACTTGAGTTAACGGCACGTTGTCCTATAAGTCCCCAAGGCACTTCTAAACCATTAACAGATGGATTATTTTCATTAAGCTTACTTAAATCGTCAGTAAATGCAACTGAACCGTTATCTGCTTCAAGCACATTAGAACGGCCCGTCCTACGAGGCGCACTCGCTTTAACAGAGCCATCTACCAATCCAGAAATAAACTCTTTAGCGTCACCCATCTTTTCAGCAATGTTTACATCGTCTGTCATATCAACAGCTTGTTTAATAGCATCGCTTTCTGTAGTACGATTTTCATCCGTCCAAGCCATGTACTCAGGTGTTTGTATGGCTCGTTCTACTTCTGCCATATCCGCATCTAACTTAGCTACTTCAACTTGGTATGTTTCATCTGCTTGTACCTGTACATTCTCTACTACTGCCTCTTGTCCTGGTAGTAAACCAAAGCGACTTGCATATCCAGGGGCAGCATTAGCCGTTAGGTCACGTCGTTGTGTTGGTGATAGCAATGCACCACGAGGATCAGTGCCTAAGAAATTTGTTGTTCCTGCGCGAGCTTCAGATGCTGAACCCCATTCTGATCCCATTTCATCTAAGTCTGCTGTTAGACTTTCATAAGCGTTTTCACGCGTTATCTTTTTGTTCCGTTCTGTGAGCATGAACTTTCTGTCGGCACGTTCATTAGCCAACCTTTCTTGTTTATTTGCGTAGCTTTCATCAGCGCGTCTGTCACCCTTAGAGGCAGACAGTCTTGTTTCCAAATTGCTCAGCAATCTACTCTTCTCAGAGTCACTGGCAGCGGAGTCATTAATAGCCTTTTCTTCAGTCGTTCTTATACCGGCTAAGACTTTTTTAGACTGCCCCAGGTCTATGTCAGCGATCCTGCGACTGAGGGGATCAGAGATGCGTTTGTCTTCACGACCAGTCATCATCTGGTCGTAGTTATAATCATCCGTTTCACGTCCCTGTAGACCAGATACCCGATCACGTATGGCATCCACACCCACCTTGTCCTGGTCGATCATCGAACCATATTGGTCACGTTGTTGAGCCAGGTCACCCGATTGCTGTGCTGCGGCAAGTTCTTCAGAGGTGCCATACTTCTGTAGTTGTCCCAAGAAGTCCTGCGTATTACGGTCTGTGCGTCCTTTCTCCCAATCGTCCTTCGTGGCTTGTACAGTGTCCAATGCACCCGTAAAGGATTCCTGGGCCTGTCCCATCATGTCAGCAGCCCCGCTAAAGTCTGGGGCTGCTACGTTGCGCCATGTAATCGGAGATCTGGCCATATTACTTAATCCCGTTTTGCTTCATGTAGGCATTAGCCTTTTGATGCTGCCCTGGTTGTGAGGCGTTACGATTCAACTGACGGTCACGCATCTCAGCATTGGTGGTTCGCTTCTGTGCGTTATAGTTTTTATTGAACGACTCTTTCTGGAAGTTCAATTGATCCTTCGCAGCACCCAGTTGTTTAAAACCAAAGTACGCACCCATGCCAGCTTGTACGCCGCCCAATGCAAGGTTGCCCCAACCATCTGCACCAAACATACTTGTATCTGCGGAGTCACTATTAAAATTACCTGCATCAAGTCCATCAGAGAATGAATTAATACCGTTTCCATTTGGAGACTGAGGCGCATAACCGAAGTTGGGATCAAGCCCACCCATAGCATCGTTGGGTTGATTATCAAACCCGCCCATTGCCCACTGGTTATTCATTTTTGGTGCCGACATCCCAGACTTAAAGTTAAGCGGCGAGTTAAAACCAAACTTATTCGTACTATACATATAGCGTATCCCCAACCGAGTCGTTAAACGTCGGTAGTTGTGTGTTTATATCAACATACGATTCTATATAATCATACTGCACTATGCCTATATTTCCTGAGTGTACCGTTCTGTTGTAAAGAGCATCGGGTGTTTCTCCTGCAATATTCATTGGCTCCTGTCTTATAAATGATCTTGGGTCCAGCAACGGGTATTGATTTAACAGGTCGTTTACTTCCTCCAACTCTTTGAACTTCTCTTCTGCCAGTAGATTGAACTCTTGAGACTCTGCTTTGTAATCCATTAAAACGTCATGAGCGGCGGATGCTTCTGCGGCTTGTAAGTTGGATGCTACAAACATCGCCTTACTCCAATCACCCCCTGTCGCCATTTGGTAAACAGCCACTACTACAGCCACTATAGACGCGATGAACGTGCCCTCTAATCCGAGTTCTTTGATAACAACTTCAAATCCTTTCTGTAGCACCATTCCAATGAGGTAACTGGTAATTAGGTTTGTGGCTACGATGAGTGCAACAGTCCCTATGGCAGCAGCGGTTGCAGCAGCCCCTGTTGCAACCGCCACATCCGCCATGGCCAGTGACAATGGTGTACCCGCGCCTGCAGTAAAAACCATAATCGCTATGGCTACAATCGCGATAACAACAGTCAGTACACCCGTCTGATACCACTTCGTCCGTGTAACTGTTTTGGCATTAAATACAAAGTGCAGCGAACGGTAGTACAACTCTTCTTTCATATCGAAACGCATGGTCTGACAGATTTCGTAATCCAGTGGAATCAATATCTTGCCACTACTGATTTCACCAAGGACGACCTTACCTTCTGCCACGGCATGTACCATCTTCAAGCCATCCACTACGTATTCGTAATACAATCCAGGTGTTACTTGGAACTGGTACGCCAGAACAGATGCTTCGTAATAAACAACAACAGTCTCGTAAGTGTCAGGGTCTTCAAAGGTTTCACCAGGTATCCTACGAGTGACTGTATTTGACTTCGTGATTGATCGGTCCACTTGTTTGTATGTACCAACTTCACCGATGCTTCCTACGGTGTTGTTACGGTACATTCGTGAGTAACTTAACGTAGCACTGAAATCAGAATCCTGGATCACCAACGCACGGCCTTCACTCACAGCGTCCTGGCCAAAGTTGTTGCTTGCGTTACCAAAGACAGAGTGCGGGCTTTCTCTGTAGAGCCAGTCGAAGAACTTGTACAGGTATTCAGCTTCCGCAGGGTTGTCTGTTTGAGGCGGCACACCCATCATCATCACAGCCTGCTCTATCTTGTCGGCCTCTGGGTTTTCATTAATCGCATCACCCATAGTCTGATAATCCATGTTGATGTCGTTCATCAACTGAACCGATGTTTTGTACGCTTCTGTGCCCCACTGACTTTCCGCCGTCATGTTCTTGCTTCCAGACCGGAAGAAGAAGATGGGGAAAAACGAACCCGATCCCACAGGGGTTGCGGTGTAAACGAGATCCAGTAACGGGTACTCGCGTGAGCCGTCTTTATAGGTGAAGTACCCTCGCTTATAGACACCGCCCTCAACGTACTGGTACTTCATTTGGAAGTAGTCGGTCCCGTCATCCAGGCCGTCAAAATCCATGAAGAGTTCTGTCTCCGTACCGTTCGCATCCACCAGGTACACCGTGGCACCGTCATTGATGTTTTCACCGATGAGCCAGTTGGGTTCAGGGCTACCCTGCCGATTCGGCATGTATCTGTCGTGTGGGTGCCTGCCCCATACAGCCAGCGTAGAGGCATCCGGTATCTGCTCTTCTTCCGGCGTGCCTTCCGCACTCAGACTCGTCGTATCCACATGCCCGACGATGTTCTTTACCCATGTGGTGGCTCCTGTGGACTCCGACAGCGCCGTTACCTGATTACTGAACTCAATGTACCCATAGTCTTCTGTCAGTATCTGCCAGGCTCTGTGGATGTTGTTCAGGGGACCGTAGTGGAAGTAATCCACAGTGATGGGCAAACCTAACTGACTTTCGACCGTGTTACGCACAGCCGTCAGACCGTCATACTCAGATTTCATATTATGGTTCGGAGTGCCATAGTAATAATCACCCCGCTTCGCTTTTGCGTAGATGTTATTTACTTTGACAATGTGACTGCTCAGCATTTTGTTCACGATGGACTCAGGCACCGGAACATTCTCAAAGATGGAATCCACAAGGGCTTTCTGTTTTAGGCTGACGATGTTTTTGTCCTCAAACACCCTTACGATTTCCGTACTCACATGCACTTTTCGTTTGCTGCTGAACCATCCCATACCCGTTCCTTCTTATGAAAAAAGGGGCCGAAGCCCCTTTAATGTTATACCTACTTATTTACATGCCTTGTCATCAAGTTCTTATTGAATCGGTATGGTGGCCCCGATACCTGTGAGCATCGCGTTAATCGCTGAACCAATGTGAGCATCTGTTAGTCCGGTTTCAAACGTATTCACAGTGCCTGAACTGTCCATTGTTTTCCGCACGTTCCAGGAATCAGACATCAGCTTACCAACTTTGAGTTCTGAGTCTCGCAAGTAGCCCGCAGTCTGTGCGGTGTACAGGAGCTTCTGCTTACCGATGACACTGTTATCGGCAACACCGTCGCCGGTTACCTGGGCCGACTCTGTAACCTTCTTCTGGGCCAGCAGTGCAGTCTCAGCTACGGTCTTCAGTTTCTGTTGCACGATCAGATCAAACTCAGCTTCCAGTTTGCACTTCTGTGCTGTCAGTACCGTTCCTTCGATAATGGCATTCGCAGTTTGCTCGTTGATCAAGGCTGTTTGCGCCTCAATCTGCTTACCTTGTTTAGTGGCGTTCCCCGTCTGCTCAGTAATAAGATTCTGGTTCAGGGTTTCCGTTGCAACCTGCTTGGTCAGTAGCTGTGCTTCAAGATCCGTCCGTTGCTCTGCCAACAGGAATTGCAACGAGCGATCCATGACCGCTTGTAAGGCACCGAGGTAGACCGTGGCATACTCACTACCTTTGATACGGCTCTTCTCATACTCTTTAACCAGATGGGTCTCCGTGGACCGCATGAGTTGATCGAAGACACCGTTACCACTTATTTCACCGGTGGTTAGGTCTGATACTGTAATTTCTGCCATGGTCTATCCCCATCCTTCCGTCAATTAAGCTGTAGCAGTGCCTTTGGCCATGGCTTGTCGTTGAGCCAGATCAGCCAATTCTTGCTTGGTCAATGGCTCCAAGACTTCCACGCTGTACGCACGGATCAGTTTGCTCTCACGGATCTGACGGCCACGTTCGTCCTTCTTGCTGACAAACACCTGGGTCATCTTCCGTTTAATCATCTTCAAGACGATTTTGGGCACGTGCCATTCCACATCAAACGGCACACACTCTTTAAAGGTGCCAACCACACGGTTACCGGTGCAGAAGATTTCGCTTGTGTACTCTTTCTTACTGGGGTCCATGCAGGCAATGCGTACACGCACCAGCTCGGAACACTCACGCTTCAGTTCCACGCGACTTGCTGTTACCGGCTTTTTTGCCGGTTCTTTGGAAACATCTGTCATTGCTTCGTCCACTTTGGATTGCAGATTTGCCAGGGTAATATCCTTGCGGTACTTCACTCCCATGACATCAGCCTTGTCCTTCAGTACATCCAGTTCACTCGGTAGTTCTTGCTCAAAATCTTCCATTACATTGACTCCAATCATTCAAGAGTTAGTTGGGTGAAGGGCGTTAACCCCTCACCCGTTACATCACATCGGTGCAGAGGTCTTAGCTACTGCAATGCGTTCACCGCGTTCCAGCAGGAAGCCGTAGTACCACTTGATGGACATGAAGCCAGTCTCGCCGTAAGGGTCGATGGCATAGGACTCAGAGGAACCAGGAGCAGCGTGCTTGATCTTGAACTTCACGGTCTTACCATCGGTCTGGAAACCAATAGTGGAGAAGGAAGCATCACCGACAACCAGCATGGGAAACACGTCGAAGTTGCCGCCTGTGGCAAAGTGAGTGGTGTTACCAGTATCAACAGCACCGGCACCTTCCCACTTCATCATCTCGGGTACGACAACGATGCGGAACTTACCAACCGTACCTATCTCACCGTTCAACACAGTGCCACCAGCGGCGTACTTCTCAACGGAAGTGAACGCGGCGACACCGTGCAAATCGACCATGCCTTCAATCATGAGCTGAAGTTCTGAGCCAATGTACATAACGCGGCCACCAGGCAGAGTCTTGGTATCCACAAGACGGGTGCCTGTGATTACTTTGGTCTGCTTAGGGGTACGGTTGTTGTCCAGATCAATGGACAGACGCAACAGATCGGTGTAGTCAATTTCTGACGTACCATCAATCTCAATATCATCAGTGGCGGTACCACCGAACTTGATAACACCAGGGGAGTTCAGCAGGTCGATTTGCAAAGCATCCTCTGTGACCTCGTTTGCACCACTCAACATTTCACGGTTGATGTGCATCTGAAGATCAGCGTCAGAATCAAAATCAACGGATTCCTGGCTGTACTCATCGAAGAAACCAAATTTCGCAATGGTGCCTTCGATCTCGACACGTTTGAAACCAACACGGTTAACACGGCCACCGGTTTCAGACAGCACAGGCATCTTGCCCGCAATGGTGCCTACGTCTTTGCTGGAACCATAAAGGTTACCATTAGCAATGACGGCACCAGAGGCATCAATACCCTGGTCGTTGATGTTGGCATCGTCCAGCATCGGCAAGTAGTGATACTTACGCATGGTTTTACCCATGTTCTTAGGCATGGACACGGTGTTTGCCAACTGGCCGAAGTATTGTTCTTTCCGCATCTCAATAAGAGCTTTCTTATTGTATGAATCAATACGGATCTGGGAACCAACGCCGGATTCTACTGCACCATCACCTTTTACATTACCTGGATCGTTATAAGTACGTGACATAAGTTAAACCTTTTCTTACAGGAATTTATCATTAAACTCCGCCTCAAACTGTTCATCTGACATACCCAAAGGGTCATAATCTTCTGAAGAATTTTTAGCAGGTTTGTTGCGTGTGGAGCTTGCAGCTCGCTTTTTATCTTTGAGTTTTGGATCAACTTTGGCCTTACTCTTGGTAACCACTTTCGGGGCGGGTGCCTTTGAATCCTGTTTTACCAGGTCATTCAATTGGCCGCCCTCACTCATGGAATAACCAACTTGGTGATAGGCTTCGATGTCCGACAACTCTCCTAAGCGACCAAACGTGCGTTGTTTCTCAACCTCGGCAATGACACGCGCATACACACCACTGGCCATGTGTGTGTTAATCGTTTCAAGCGCCGTTGGGTTATTAGCAACATGTTGTTTGCTGGCTTCGTCCCACTTATTGCTGACAACATCAATGGTTTCTGTATATGTAGGCGTGTCCTGGATTCTCTCCAGCACCTCATCCAGAACCATCTCACGATCATCCACAGTGTAAGTTTCGGGTTTGTATTCACTTTCACTTTCAGCATCAAAATCAAACGTATCAATGCCGGAGTCTTTAACCAGTTTCTGAATCGCGCCTTTATCACCTTTGTGTAGGTCGATCAAGAAACTGAGTTTGTCATCCCCAAGAAGTCCGTTGTTCTCAAGGAGTTTCAAAGTCTTCATAGACGGTTTAAGTGCAGACATCTTCTTGTTGTAGTTGGCACCCATCTGCATAAGCTGACGGGCTTCGTCTACTGTCTGTACTTTCATCTCTTTACCATTAGCTTTGAACGGTGCTAACAGCTTTCCATATTCACTTTCAAAATCGACAGTCTCTGATTCTTTATCCGCATCAGATTCCCCGGCCTCTTCTTCTGAGCCAGGATCTGAATCATCACCGGCATCGTCGTCTTCATCCTGGTCAGTGTCAGCCGCATCATCTTCTTCAGTTTCATCGGCATCATCAGAGTCTGTATTTGTTTCTTCTTCTACATCAACAGACTCGTCTGCCTCTGCCTCCGGCTCGGCAGTCTCATCTGTTGCATAATCTTCTTGGGTGTCGGTATCAGAGTCTTCACCCACAAAGGCTTGTTCGTACTCGGCTGGATCGTATTCCGCAAAGGCTTCATCGGACATGGCCAGAGGGTCGCGTACTTCCGTCCGGTCATTGGTCGTGGTGGTTACACTCATGCGTCATCTCCATCACGGCGAATGGCATCAATGTCTGCTTCCGATTCAGCAATAGCTTCTTTAGCCATTTCCGCTTTACGACCAATCTCATTAAGAAACTGGGTAAACGAGCCAATAGCGTCAATGTCCCGCAAGATACGTTCTTGCACTTGTGGCGATTGTGTATTCCCATCTGCCTTTGCATGAACAAGACGAACGGCTTCAGCACTTAGATACTGATCAACGACCAGCTTTTTAAAGTCACGGTTCTTTTCAAGACGCCCGAGAGCTTTAGCCAAATCTACCATGTCGTTAAGTTCTTTAATGTTCAGCTCAAGTTCAACAATGTCGTTATGGCTCATAATAAATCCAGTTCCTTTAAATTAAGTACAGTAGTTATCAAGACACGAAGATAATGAATTAAAAAACAAAATATCCATTTATTTATTAACTAACCTTATCAAAGAACGATTTAATGTCTTTAGAACGTTCAGCATCACGTTTCAAGTTGTATTCGAGAACCTTAGTTCTACCTTGTGCTTCAGCTTGTTCACCTTGCTTTTCTAAATCACGTTCTTGCTTAACACCGGACTCTTGCTCTACGTAATCCAGGTTCTTCTGGTCTGTATCACTTTGCTTATTAGCCGCACTAGCTTGACTTGTTTCGGCATCAGCATAGTTTTCAACAGTGCGTGATTTGATCTCTTCGATCTCAGCCATTAACTTTTGTACTTCAAGTTCCTGAAGCTTTTGTGCCATCGGATCTGGTTTAGGTTCAAAGGTTTCAATCTTATGAGCTAGTGTCGGCATCTTACGAAGTGTGCTGATCTCAGCAAGTATGATCTTACGCAACTCGGGATCTTCACTGGGGCCTAACGTCTGCAACATGAATGCAAGTTCGCTGGCTTTCTTTTCATCTTCTTCTGCGGTGGATATAGTGATCTTCAGGTCATACTCACCTTTCAGCTCACCTTGCCTAATAGAAACAAACTCGTCGTTGGTAACACGGACTACTTGTTCTTCTTCCATGAACTCACTGTTCATTGAGATGAACTTCTTACCGATTTCAACAAGTCCCGCAGACAAACGACGAAGTATCCCCATCTCACGTTTAGAAGACGCTTCGAGTGCACCACGTACACCCGCCGCTACATCACCAAAGGACGCACCCGATACACCCTGGTCATAGGACTTCACACCGGTAAGGGATTCAGCTTCCTGGTTCTGTTGTTGCAGCATGTACATGGCGCTGTTGGGAATCTCAGGGAACGTATGCATATACATACCCTGGCGGGGATCTACGTTTTGGTTGAACTCGTAATCCTGACCCTTTTTCCACCGGCGTTTGTTTACAACATCCAAAGCGTCTTTACGCATACCCTGCTGACCATTAGCAGAGCGACCCATAATGTCGATCATGCCTCGGGTAACTGCGCCCAATACTTTCTGGTTCTCTTCCAGCAAGGCACCGTCAGGTTCGCCATGAATAGACTTGCGTTTAGGAAGGTAGGAAACAGTAATGAAAGGAATCTGTTGATCTGGGAAAGGGTTTTCTTCCATGCGGATAAGCGTGTCACCTACCCAGGCTGCTACTATAGGCTTAACAACACCACTACCATCAATATCCCAAAATCCCCAATACTCATAAACGACAATCCTCTTACGGGCCTCATCGTTAAAACGAAAGCTACTGTCATCGTTTGATCCGTGATCTGGTTCTGCCAATGGTGAATGCGACGAAACATTGATCTTATCGAGGTTTGAATATTTTCCATCTTTCTCAAGCTCCGACATAGAAGATTCAAAGTTGTAAATCACAAACGCTGCTTTCTTAATGTCACCATTACAGGTCGGGTCGATAATTACATTGCGGTAGTCACACACTTCAACAAACGGTTGGTTCTTAACAGTACGAGTACGGGTTTCTTCTGCGTACCCTGTAATGTCAGGACGAACAGGCTGTCCATTTTCTAACGTAAGGTCATGAGCATCTCGGAGTTCTTCGGGGACATCGTTGTAATACTCGCTGGGGTTCTCTGCCTTCATCTGAGCCAGTTCTTTGTGCAATGCAGCAGCTTCTGGATCAACGACAAACGTTACCTGTGGAAATACATCGGTATACTCTTCTTCTTCAAAGTCCCAACCAGTACGGCAAATGATAGTGCCTTCGTCCACACCGGTACGCACGTACTCATCAATGAATTTTACTTTATCAATGACAGTACGGAACTGGCTGTTCAACAGTACCTGGTTCTGCCTTGCCCCTTCCTTGTCTTCCCACGTAACAGGGGCGACATCAAATAGATCATCGGTACTGAGATACGGTTCTGACAACGCAGCGTATCGCCACTCTGCTTGTTTGCGAATCAACTTAGGAACAAGTTGTGAACGTCCCTCCGGTGATTTAACCTTCGCTGAACCTTCGATATTCAGATTGTCCAAATAGGTCTTTACCTTGGACACTTGAGTATCATGATCATTACGTGCTTCTGTTAGGTCTGCTTTCAGATCACGTACTGTGGGTTCCTTCTTCCACTTAGTAAGAGGCTTGTGTTCAATACCATCATCAACCCGCTGATCATCTTCAGTCATTAAGAATAGTCCCTATGTCATGTACAATTGTGTATATGGTAAGTAAATAAAATAAGGAGTGTTGAAATGAATATCGTACCCATGCACAAAGATTTTAAGTTACCCACTAAGTCGTCCACCAAAGCAGGGGCGTATGATTTGTATATGCCTGATGGCGGTAAACTCTATAACCAGGCACCCAATGGTATGATGTGTGGGCTAGGCTTTGCAGCGGCGGTTCCTGATGGACATGTAGCACTGTTGTTACCGCGATCAGGTAAAGGTGCTAAAGATGGTTTATCTTTGAATAATACGGCGGGTGTTATTGACCCTGATTACACGGGCGAATGGGTTGTGTACCTTCGTAACCGTAATATGCGACCCTTTACATGGGAAGCAGGTGAACGATTGATCCAGATGCTCATTGTTAAAACAGAAGAAGTGGACTTCAACATCGTTGATAGTCTTAACCCAACCGAACGCGGCCAAGGCGGCTTTGGTTCAACAGGAGAGTAAGTATGGAAGGTTTTACAGAGTACGAAAGCAAACCCGTTACACGTACGGCTTATCGGGTTAAGCCTAATGACACTATATTCTTTAATAGGGATTCTACTTTCACAATTGATGTGGGAGGTGGGCTGGTCACCTTCAAGGCACATGAAAACGTATTCCCAGGGGATTTCATCATCTATCTATCAGATGATGACATTTACCATTGCCGTGAAGCCGTTTTCCTAGACAGGAACTTTGTGTAATACGGGGTGGCCCCGCTAGGGGCCGTCCCGTATTACACCCAACCACGTTCACTGAAACGATCCACAGTCTCAGTCTGATCTATCCCATACCCTGCCTGCTCCAACTTCTGACACGCCAGCTCGTACTTGGAGGCGTAGTTGTTGCCTGTGTGGAACGCACTCTCCATACCTACTGGGTTCAACACACGACTGGCCATGTACATAATCAATGGCTCCAGGTGCGTGTACGGCAGATCCACCTCAACCTGTTGTGGCAACTTGTACTTATTCATGGAACCAAGAAGTGCATGGTTCGCACGGTAGAACACCTGTAGCACCGGTGATTCGAGATCCCCATACAACGTGACGGGCACATCGAGCGTCCTGTAATCAGGCGTGTGCAGCGACTCAGGCTCATTGAGGACGTTTATCACATACTCGTTATCCGTCAGGTCACGTACTGACTCGATACGCAGCAGGTCTTCTGCCTCGATACGGTAGCTCCGCTGACCCTCTACCAAGTTCAGGACTGTCATACGCTCTTTCAGGTGAAACCGTGTGTGCAGTGCTGTGAGGCCCATATTCGCGTGGGTTATCAGCATGCCCTTGCGGCTCTCATCCAAAGGCTCACCATTACTGGTATCACCCATGTAGACGGTACGCAGTTCACCATGACTCAGTTGGTCAATAACATTCTGTAGATTCATAACGGTTTCCTTTATTAAACAATGTAAGAGGACATGCGGGAATCTTCTTCCTCGTCATCATCCACTTCCCATAAACCACTTCCATCGCGGTCTGACAGGTCGCCTGTCTCAGTAGGCTTCCACGCTGTTAGTAGAGGCAACATACTGATTGTGTCTATAAAGTCATCGTGTTTGGATCGGAAACCCCCTTTGGACGCCAGCGATATTTCGTTCATGCATTCAATCAGTTCAGGAGAAGCTTTTTTCTCGATAGGGAAAAAGATCTTGTTCATCTTGAATTGCGGAACAATCACGTTGAAGCGTTCCAGCTTATTGGTGGTGGGACGTAACCCAGGCTTACCGTTGTTGTTCTCGGACACCAGCGGGAAGTACACGTTGCGACGCATCATTTCATTCATGATCCAGGGTATGAAACCGCCCTGCTGACCACTGACCTCAATACCCACACCCTGGGGCCGGTACTCCTGAGCCAGTCTGAACAGATCGTTCACGTTCTTGTCCATAAGCTGGCGCTTACAGATCCCATCTACCCACAACCAGTCACCGTTGTTGTTGTAGGCCCACACACTGATCACAGAGTAATCCGACTTCTCGGACTCACTGGTTGCAAAGTCGGTGGTGATGTAGAAGTTGAAGACATTCTTGTTGTTCAGGATGTTGCGGAGTGAGTACCACATGATCTCGCTGTCTTGAACCAGTCGATCCTCTTCCGACATGATCCGCAGCATAAGCTCCTGGTTAAAGGTCTCAACGCTGCCCTCAAGCACCGCCATGTCATACGCGGCCTTCACATACTCGTAAGGGAAACGGTCTGGCCAGCTACCCCGGAACTCTTCCTTGGTGCAGGGGAACTGCTCACACACGGGAAACACGTTGACCTGCCAGGCACCGGACTCAACCGCTTTGTACAACGGATCTTTCGCGTTGAACGCCGTACCGGACCAGATGATCATGTTCAGCGTGGGATGCAGTGCGTAGGTCACCGCTTTCTTAACCGTGTCCTCTACGGCACCTATGACCGTTGCAGAGCGTGCATCTTCATCCGATATTAAGTCATCCAGCACCGCTAACCCTGGCCGTATGCCCATCTCTTTGGCACCACGTACACCGGTATTGTGGGTACGGAAGTATTCCCCGGTAAGGAACTGACGCTCTTCATTATCTACCGCAATACACTGACTGGGTTCATCAGCAATGCGTGTGATTGACGCAACCGCTACTTTGTCACCTTTACGATCAAAGCGTTGTCTATCACGCTTACGGGGTAGACGGAACATGTCTTCATTAAGCCATATCTCCGTACAGAAAGGCTTTTTACACCGTTGTGCGGTGGCACCGAGAGAACGTACTAGACGTTCCGTATCTGCAAGGAGTCGTGGTGACACACTACAGAAATTGGTGCGACCTGATTTGCATACGGTCCCATCCGTATCCATAAGCCCTTGAAGCAACGCCTGGCGTTGCTCAATGGAACCACGAAAGTAGACTTCGGGAATGAACTTATCGTTACCGTGTACACCCAGATCCATTGCCTTGAGTGCTGGGCCTAGTCTTCGGATGGATTGTGTCCACGTATTCGGATTACGCGTGTCAAACCGGCCCTTACCAAACTCGTAAGGGATGTGTTGCTGGTAGGTCGGCAGGTCGTCGATGTGGGTTGTTAATTCAACCGAGCATGAAGGCTTCTGAATACGACCGTCGCCAAGAACCACGCCCAATGTATAAGGATCAACTGGTAGCACTTTTTCCGTGTAGTCCAGTGGCTGAGCATTCTTGACAAAGACCAGACTCTTGCTGGATGTACCACGGTGGCCCAAGTTACCTTTTTTAGTGTGGATCAGTGGTTGCTGTAACAACTCCTTGGTGGTGAGATTCTTATCTTCCCACCGTACAGTGTTATTGGGATTGGTATTGATCACTACCGAATTGATATGATCTTCGCTGACTTTGATCGAGCGACCATCTACCAACCGCAGTTCGTACATTGGTTTAAGGAATACACCACTCTTTTGCGTGATTGAGGTTAGTTCACCATCCGCACCAAATATCCGATCACCCACCTGACACTCGCCTATCGTGGTAGTACCCATATCGGTGTACAGGACACTATCCAACGATAGAGCTTTTGCTCCGTACCCTTTTACAATGAAGACTTGCCCATCACGGTTACGGAACTCCCAACGGGTGTCCGTGAACTTGATCACAGGCAGGTACCTCATCAAGAACTCAGAGTTGTCCCTACGGAACTCCAGGTTCTTACGCATGTTCTTCACGCCGTTCTCAATGGAGTCTGACACGTAGATAGCCAGCCGTACTTTACCGAAGCCAGGTATCAAGCTGTACACCGCTATAAACAGGAACAGGTACTCACCCATGACCGTTGTGTTGTGTGTCACTACGTACTCACCCGCTAAGAACGTATACCCAGGCGAGTTAACGGACAGGCACTGACTCGGTACTTGAGCGATTGGCTCAATAGCCACCAAGGGCACCCGTAACCCACAACTGAAGTGTTGGCGCTCAGCCTTTCTGGGCAAGCGGAACAACGGTAAGTTCAGGCGTACGTTACACCGGTAGGCGTCATTCATAGGGACAACCTGAGCTGTACCACCCAAGGAAAGAACTAGCTCACGCACATCCATCGCTAGGCGATACGAGTTAGATGTAAACGCACAACACCCATTCTTATATACCGTACCATCCGTATCCATGAGACCTTGCAAGACTGCAAGACGCTGCTCGACAGAACCTAGCTTATATATCTCTGGTACGAATTTTTGGTTACCATGGCAAGCCAAGCCTAATGTCTTGAAGTGCTTACCTAGTCCCAGCAGCCCAACCCGCCCAACAGAAGGAAAGCGCTTGTCCAACAAGATCTTTCCACATTCGGTTGGAATGTGTTTGATCAAATGAGGTAGGTCATCAACATGCCCATGTAGACGGCAAGACCCCACCTTTCGATCCATAGAACCATCGCCAACAGCGAGGCCCAAGGTATAGGGGTCAATTGGAAGCACCTTTTCTGGGTAGTCGACCGGCCCAGCCAAAGGAATCCAGACACGATTCTCTTTACCCTTTGGATTCTTAGCGGTTTTGTTCCGACTTGTCGTCAGCTTGAGCTTCAGTAACTCGGACGTTGTCAGATCTCGGCGATCCAGGTAATTGACTCTTTTTCCTGCCACGCGCTTCTGGCGCTGATGGATCACGGTATTGATATGATCTTCGCTGACCTTCAGCATACGCCCGTCTTCAAGAACCAATTGGTACATAGGCTTGTTGAAAACAACACTCTTGGCTGTCACATCGGCGGGCGCACCATCCTCACCAAAGACTTGTTCGCCCACTTGAATATTTGCAACCGATTTCCAACCAGCAGGCGTCGGCAGCATTGTGTCCCGGGCTAGTGCCTTCGCCATGCCACGGTGGCACAGGTTCGCAATCCGTGTACCGCCCTGGTACAGCGTATCGAGCATGTAGTAATGAACCACCGGTGTAAGGTGTTCCTCACCTTCGGAACCGTTCACCAACTTAATGAACGTCACAAACTCCAATGCGAAGTCACTGGGTACATACCCTGGATTGACTTCATAACTCACAGCATTCAGGTAATCCTCTACCCCCATAATACTCTTGAACGCATCCGCTACCGGATCAGTCATACGATCACACCGCGTAAATGGAATGAAGAACCGTTTTGGACGCCATAACCTTTAAGAGGGTGCAACTGCATCATTAGACGTTTTAGCATTACTGCGTCTACAGCAGGTTGCACGTTCACATGAATAGGTCTTTTGCCTTCCCACTTAGGTTGAGGGAATACGTTGTAATGTAAGTTACCCCTAGTGACATTACTGCGTGACCGAACTTTCCCGCTTTCGTATGTCAGAGTGTACGTGTAGGTCTGTTCTTCAGCACTCATACAGACTCTCCGGTTTCATTATCGTAAGTGATCTTTGCATGGGCTGCTTCTTGAGCCGTTAACTGCCCTGCCTGGATTTGTGTGCGTAGTTGTTCCGTTAATGCGGATGTAGCATCACGCAATGCAGAGATAGAACTGTCTTCATTCGTGGCTACTGATAACTCGACCTTCTGGCTCTCAGGCATCTTCAGGTGAGTCATTATGGAGTTGGCCGCATCACTCCGGACCTTTTCACTGTTCGCATGTTGCATTAGATCAACTTGAGTATTAATCGCCTTCTGGAAGTTATCCTGGTTCAGTATCCAACTGGGCACCAGCGACTGCTCCATGATGAGCGTGACCATCTTCGACTTGTTATACGCCGTTACATAGCTCGCCATATCCTTTGGCAATACCTTACGCACAGTCCAATCAGCAATCTTATCGGGGAAGGTGACCGTAAACGCCGCCATGTTCGTCCTACCCATTAACTTCTGGCTAACGTACTTAACGGCATCAATGTAGTTGGTAAGCCTGAACTTACCGTCCTGCATCACGTGCGTATACGACATCAGGTTCTCTCGGTACACCTCATGCATATCTGGGTCATGCAACAACACGTTCATTTTATCAATCAGTTCTTTGTTAACTGACTTCTTCAATCGTGCGGGAAGTGCTTCTTTAAATTGCTCAACCGATAACGCGCTCATACGCTTCCTCAAGTAGTAATAGAGTATCGGCTGACTATAGAGAAGTTATTTATTAAATGCTGACAAAAAAGAACCCCGCATATAGCGAGGTCTTTCAATACCGAACCAGTTAATTAATAAGGTGCCATGTTGTACGGGCGAATATCCAACGTCCAACTGTTGTGTCGATCCATGAGTTCCATTACACGCTTGAACGCTTTACGTGAGTTCATCACCGATGGAACATACTCACCGGACCTATTCTGTGTAATCTTATAATCAAGACCCACACCGATACATCCTGCAAGATCACCCATCCAATTAGCGGGATGAACCATAATGAATGTTCGACCAGGCACGTCTGTTACTTCCCAACCTTCTGGGAACTCACCACCACTGGTTCGCTGTACTACAGGTGAATGTCGTTTAGTAAGTTCATACACACCGTCTGGAATACACGAAACATAGGTTTCATTGTCTAACCAGGGTCTTTCAATGGTGTAGAACTTCTCGTAGGTAGGAAACTCCAATACACCAAAGGTTCCCCAGGGTGTAAATGCATTGCGGTCTAAACGTAGGTTGTTACTCATGACTCCCTCAATATTAAGAACAAAGAGAGTTATATATACCAACCTAATAACAGAAGTTCTTATTATTATTTTTCATAAGGTCAAAAATATAAAAATAATATTTTGAAACTTTTTACAGAAAAACATAATTGGGTATAGGTGTAGGACTGTCAGGTACGGAACTACTAAACCAAACCACCCCCCGTACCTACTACTCCTACACACTATGGACACCACCCACCGCTGTCGCGAGACCAGTGGATATATCCCTATTACTACCGGAGTACATCACCATGTTCAAAGCAATGGCCCAGCTATGGTCAGCACTCGCAGTCCTCTTCGGTGCAGTGGAGCGCTTAGCCTCCGCAACAGATCACCTCGCAGCATACGCAGAGGAATCAGCAGAAGGTTGGACCACAACCGCCAGAGTCGAACGACGCAAAGCCTTAGCTATCCTCGAAGCAGAGGATGCACCAGCCTAACTACCAGCCTACTCCTAACGGAGTGGGCTTAGTTCTTCTACACAAGTAAACCTCTACACACTACACACACTACCTAGAGTCAGTGAGGGTGTGGGAGAGATAGATAACCTAGTAAAGAGTCAGTGTACTTAGTTCAACTAAGACACAGTAAATGCAGATACGCTCCGCGTATGATTGTGAACTCTGAATAGTACACACACTAGGAGCTACCTATGTCAGCACCACTGAAACTATGGATACCTACACGTATCAACATGTATGAAGAGTTCCCTGCACTGCATACTTACTTAACAACAGCTAAGAACGATAGTTATATAGGTGAGGATAGTGAGGGAGATCTTAGTAGATGTAGTTCTAAATCTAATTTAGTTGGTTTAGTTTCTAAATCCGATACACCATCAACATCAAATGTCATTCCGATATTCAACCGATAGGCTAACCACATGATCAACCAACTTAAACTAACCAGTTGATGGTGAACTCGACAAAGATAAAGAGTTACAAGTATCAATGGAGAAGTTAAGCAGTGAATATGTTGTTTACCTAACAGTAGCTCAGACCACTCAACTGCGTAATCACCTAACAACTATATTGGAGTTACCTAAACCAATGTACCGTTACACGATTAAGTCTTTCTCTGGTGATGCTTTCACTGTAATCAGTTCAGGTACTGTTGATAAAGCCGGACTGGAATTGTTGCGTGTATCTACACCTGCTGGCTGTTCATTCTCTTATGGGTTAATACCTGTATGCAACGATGATCATTGCAAATACTAATGGCTGTCGCCAAAGCAATAGAAGATAGGCACTACTGCCTGTTGTCACGGAGTATTCGTTATGTGTAAATTCCATGTTTGGCCTTGTGACACTACGTGTGCAGATGAAGATCTTGAAGATATGTTGAGTTTCATGTCTGATGACTACTTAACTTACACAGACTGTGGTGATGGCTCTGACCATGAACACACCTACAACGAGGTTGCTACTCTTCTGAGTCTGTAACACCTGCCATTCGTAAGTAACGCAATCCTGTGGTACTGCTACTCTGGAGTAGTTGTTATGTTCCACATCACTGAATCTGAAGCTCGTGGTTTGTTATCACGCCACGGCTATCACGTCGCACATAAGCAGCCTATTCGTGCTGCTGTGTGTAAGTACATACTCAAACATTCTTACTCTTAGGAAGATAGTTATGACCATTACATTAGCAACACTCGCACAGGCCACACCTCAACAAGTATTTAACCAAGTGCGTGATCACTTGTTGAAGCAGGCAAAGAAATCCAAGTATGGGGATGTGTGTTTGTACCACATTGAGACAGGTGCGAAGTGTGCTGCTGGTTGCCTTATATCAAATGAAGAGTATATGCCATGGTATGAGCGTAACTCATGGTCTTCGATGGTACATGACTTTGATGAGGTTCCAAACGCTCATTACGAGCTAATCGTTAGCCTTCAGAATGTGCACGATGACGGTTTACCAGAACATTGGGAAGGCCAACTTAAACACATTGCTACCTCGTTCCTGCTAACTTTCTAATACCCTTCTTAGTTAGTCAACTCGGCTGTCGCCACACCAATGAAATACACACCAGCATTCTTATGATTGGGAGTTTGTCATGCCTGTAACAAATGCAATACCCGTAGAGTTATTCGCATATGCAGTTACAAAAGAACTGCCTGATGGCACCACAGAGTTACTTGAGTGTGGCCAAGCTGGGCAAGAACACATGAACAAATTATTCCTAAAGCCTCACGTCACTATAACCGTAAGCTACTCAGGATGGGATACACCATGCGTACTTTAAAACCTTTAGAAGACCGCTTTCATGTCACTGTCTACGATGACAGTGGTGCAGTTATTAACTTTGAGAATTTGACTTGGGATGAGTACAACGAGTTCCAGCTCAATCACATGGATGATGATCTCGATTTCGCCATCAATGTAGGGGCCTACCGATGAACCTAGCAAATATTATCTTCACGTTTTGTTTGTTAACCGTGTTCACGGTGATTGCTATTCACGTTGACAAAAGCGTCAAGAAGAAACGCAAAGTGTCATATCGAGGCAACCGCTCAAGAATTACGTGGCTTTAACAAGACTTTACAAACATTAACTTCCTGTTATGCTGTGCCCTCTTTATAGGGCATGTATAAGGAGAATATACATGCAACTCACTGTTCTTAATTATATATGTCCTGCGTGTGGTTACACGTGGGAAGACAGTTTTACCGATTGTTCCGTCATGCCTTTGTGTGCTTGTCCATCCTGTGAGCAACCCGTGCATGGTTGTATCCATAATTAAGCATCCGCTGTTAACCAAATAGACAGATAAGGATGACAGCGGCTGTCGCCAGAACAATGAAATAAGGGCATGGCGCTGTTGTCGTGTCCTCACAGAATATCTACTTATTGGAGAATTACCATGGCTTTTCAAACCACAGCAGTTAACCAAAATACCTCTGCAAAGGTCGTTGGTCAGAACGAGAACTGGAAGTCCGATGCCTTCCTGAATGTGTACATCCCAACCCGTCAAGGTGGGCGTCGTAAGTTGGGAACAATCGGTCTTAAAGTCTCCAAGCCCATGGAGAAACAGCTTCTGGATTTCATCAACGAGCACGGTGACGTAGCCCTTGCACAACTGAAAGATCGCATCGAGCTGGACTTCCAGCGTGCCGATGGCGACAACGGTGATGAGCTGGCATTGGGTATCGACGCTACCGCTTAAACTGGTAAAACACTCGTTAACAAAAGGCTGCCCGAAGGCAGCCTTTTTTTGTTTCTATTCTCGGAGATTGCCATGAATAAGTACCCTTTGATTAAGCTGCTGTCTGATTCCTTTGGCGGGTTCCAGTCCGCTAACAAGTCGAAGAAGAAACGCCTGACCAATTATGAGAAGCAGGTGGCGGAGCAGTCCATTCTGCGAGCGAAGGACAAGCGTGCAGCACGTAATGCCAAGCGTGCACGCACTCAAGGGGAGTCCTGATGAAAGAACTTAAAGTAATCGTAGCCGGTGGTCGTGAGTTCAACGACTACGACAGACTCAGTGCTGACCTGTTCAATTACGCAGAGTCCCTTGGTGATGAAGTAGGCATGTCCATTGTAACGGGTATGGCTCGTGGAGCTGATGCATTGGCGTACAGGTTTACACTGAATGAAAGCGTCAAAGTCTACGAGTTTAAGCCTGACTGGGATGGTCTGGGTAAGCGTGCAGGCTTTGTGCGTAACGCTGAAATGGCTGAGTTCGCAGATAGGCTGATCGCGTATTGGGACGGTGAATCACGTGGCACAGCCCACATGATCCAGACCATGCAGAAAATGGGTAAACCCGTCACAGTCATCAGTTACTAAGGATTAGATATGAACGCTATGCAGATTGCAAATGCTCAAAAGCCTCGCACAATTGGTGAGCTGCAAGCTTACCTAACTAAACTGGAAAAAGCATGGTCCGAACAAGACAGTAAATTTCTCGGCAAGTTCACTGACCAATCCCTTTACATGTCTATATTAGGTAAGGGTATAGCCCACGCGGAGTTCAGTTACCACCCAGAGTTTGGACTGATTGTCTTCCCTAATGTAACTATCCATCCTGATTTGTAGAGTTAACAAGGAGTTGATCTATGGGTTTTAGAGAATGTATACGCGCTGATATTGATGCGTTCTACGAGAACGGTATAGGTTCGCTGGACGGTTTCCGCATATACATTTCAGACCCTTGTGCATGGCCTTATGTGAAGCATCCACGAAAGCCTACGCGGAAATACTTGCTACGCAAGAAAGCCAAAGCCCAGCGGGTTGCCAAACGCATCAACAGGGACTGAATAATGACAAAGCTCATGCTTCCACGGGACATCCAGCTTACGAATGAGTACATGTATTCGCGTAAGTTCATCGACGGTTACATTGACCAAGAGATCCGTGAGAATCCCGAGGTGGAAGCCAAGGTCATGCAGGGCGTAGTCCTGCTGACCGACTGGCTGGCCAAGGATCACGGTTACCCATCCAAAAACAACCGCCTTACACAGCTCGCAGACATAGAGATTGAGCCATTGGTTAGGTCTCTGTTCGTGGGTGTGGCTTACTGCCAGACTTCTGAGCTGTTCACCAGTGTCTCAGCTCAACTGGCCAGCCGACTGAAGTTCGATGATAAGGCAGACAGCATCCTGACCGCCGCTGAGATGCTGGCTGTGCTGTGCGAGACCGATGCCTTCGACATTGTGAAAGCCAACCCCAGCGCTTCTCTTGTAATCCTCTCGCGCATCCCTATCAGTCAGCAACTTGTGCGGTATGTGGAGCAATCAGGCTACCTGCCACCCATGATGTGCGAGCCAGAAGAACTGGTGAACAACTATGACAGTGGTTACCTCACCCACAACGATTCACTGGTGCTTGGACGTGGTAATGGTCATGCAGGTGATCTCTGTCTGGATGTACTGAACAAGCGTAACAAGGTGCCTATGAGGCTCTGTACGGAGTTCTTATCTAAGGTCGAGGAAACGCCCACCTTTGAGCTGGATACTGCGGAGAAAGTACAGCAGTGGGCACAGCACAAGACTGAGAGCTACCAGAGGTATTTATTGGTAGCGAACCAGGGTAATAGGTTCTGGTTGACCAACAAGGTAGATATGCGTGGACGCCTGTACACACAGGGGTATCACATCAATGTGCAGTCAACAGCTTTTAAAAAGGCAATGATTGAATTTGCTGATGAAGAGCTGGTTGAAGGAGTTCCGCAGCAATGAGTAAAAAGAACGCTGACAAAGTGAAAGAGAACGCACGTAAATATGGGCTTACCTATGGCAAGCCTGTCCATGATGTTGCTATTAACCAAGCATTACGGCCTGACCTGTACATATGCGATGACATACTATACGACCGCGAGATAGCCTTTAAGCGTTTGGCTGATGCAATGGAACCTTACTTTTTACGTGAACTGGAGCGTTCTGTGGACCCTGTAAGGAATACGGCTGAAGCCCCAGAAACCATGAATCTCTATCACTGGTCTTCTACCGTGCTGGAAAACTGGAGCAAAGGCGGCATCATCGTAATGGCTGAGAACGTGGAACAGGCACGCGATAAAGTCTACGCACAGTTCAAGCCGCTTGAAGACGGTAACCCATTTGAAGATTTCACCTTGCAAATCATGCACGTTCAGGACGATGGGGACTACCAGACCGAGTACACGGACAAACTCAACGAGCTTCGTAAAGACCTCAACCAAGAACCCGCCGTCATAGAAAGCGGTGTGGTTCTGATACGCGGATCTGATTAACACTAAACACAACCAGCGTTCTGTTGGTTGTGTACCTAACACCTTCCCAAATTGGAGCAATACTTATGCAGTTGTTCACTGGATGGCAGTACCTGTTAATTGATGCAGCGAATAATTACGGCCTGGATAAGAAAGAGTTCGACACCCGTATTGCGTGGGCTGAAGAGAATCTGGATCAACTGGAGGTGTTAGGTGAAGACGCAGGCAAATGGAAAGAATACCCATTGTTCGTCAAAGCCGTCATGGCCATACGCAAAGCACAAGCTGGTCTGCCTACTGGTCATCGGGCCGGTGCTGACGCGACTGCTTCAGGTATGCAGATTATGTCTGCACTCACTGGTTGTCATCCCGGCGCATGGGCTACAAATCTGGTCGATCCTAATAAGCGAGTGGATGCGTACACGGAATGCACAAAGCTGATGCAGAAATGCATACCAACACTGCCTGATACGGCCCGAGCTGACATCAAGGATGCCGCGATGACTGTGTTATATGGTTCAAAGAAGCGACCTAAAGAGATATTCGGTGAAGACTCGGAAGAGCTGAACGTCTTCCATAAGTCCATGGGTATCCTCTGCCCAGGTGCTGTGAAGTTACTGGGTGAACTGCGTAACGCGTGGATACCCTTCGCAAAGTTCCATACCTCTACATTGCCTGATGGCTTTGTAGCCCGCATGAAAGTCATGGAAGAGGTGAAATCCAGACTGGAAGTGGATGAACTGGATCATGCCACTTTTACCTACATCTACTACGTAAACGAAGGCAAAGAGAAGGGATTATCGCTCATTGCGAACACCGTCCACGGCGTCGATGCGTACATCCTTCGGTGTGTGGATCGCCGATGCAACTATGATCCAGAGCTTATCAACTGGGCATACAGTTACATCGAGATGCTACTTGAAGAACGTGCCGTGGGTATGCACGAGCCAGTGGATAACACCTTCCTGAATCCAGATTTCAATCGGTTGATGGAGCGTTACGAAGCATCGCAAATGCCTGACATACGTATCCTCAACTACGCGCAAGAGTATGAGATGCGTGCAATGTCTACGACTCACCTGAAGCAACTCGCTTCCATGTGTTCAATGATGCTTGAACATAAACCTTTCCCTGTCCTGACAATCCACGATGATTTCAGTGCCTCAGCAAACAACATGAACTGGGTGCGACTGCACTACAGAGAGATACTGGCTCAGATTGCAGAGTCTACGATGCTGGATGATATATTCACGCAACTGTTAGGTGTCAAAGGTAAGTACCAGAAAGAGTCCTACAACCTCGCAGACAAGATTAGAAAGTCCAACTACGCACTTTCTTAACAGCCGAACTCCGTTCGGTTTTGTGACTGTGAAACTTTGAGATCATTCCTTCGGGAGTGGTCTCTTATTTTTATTTACTGCAAAAGATAGTCAGTTAGTCAGTCAACTCAAAGTTACCCCTACCGATATACCAAAGTTACCAAAACACCCTTTTTTCACTATACGTACCCTATAGGGTATCTGGAGATTATCATGACCGTAAAATGTCTAAATAGAATAACCCAACGAATAATTGTCCGTAACTTCACTACCAAAGCAGCGAACCAAACTGAATTAGCTGAAGCGTTTCAAGTACACCGCAGAACCATCCAACGTGTGTTGATTGATCATGGAATCATTCACTACAACACACGTGGCCCGAAGTCAGTCACCCCGCGAGTACAAGTAGAACGTAAGCAACAGATACTGGATCTCGTACCCGCAACCCATAACACCACACTGGACGGCATCAACATCATCCACGTTGCACGTGCTCATGGTCATACCGCTGAGTCACTGGACTCCGCCTTGAGCTTGCCTGCCTTTGATCGAGCCAGTGTTGAATTGCACCTGTCTATGCTGGAGCACGAGGAATACAGTAAGATTATTCAGGTTGTAACCCGAGTCCGTAATCTACAACACGCTCGGGCTATTGAACAGCGAGCAGCCAATGCGTAATACACCCAACACACTTTTCCCTACTCTATCCAGTACAGAAGATGCTCGGGAGTATGCAATGTCCATGCTACCCATCATCTCTGCTAACGATGCCAACGTGGCACTCAACGTCTACCGCAACACTATATTGGATGAAGTCAGTCAACAGGTGCGAGGTACTTACTCAGTAACCGAAGAAACTCTTAAACGTTTTGAGGATTTCAAAATGGTGCCCGCACCAGGGAGTGAAAGCGAATTTGCATTACAAAGATTGGCTTACAACCAAGCCATTTGTCACATCATCGCATTCTTCAAAGCCCGTCTAGGAGCTTAATATGCCCACCGTTTATGAACTCGCAGAACAGACTTACCCTGGTGTCACGTTTGATTCAGCACTACCACAAGACTGGGTAAACGCCATGCAAGCCCGTGGCTTTGATGTACGCGGTCATTTTGTGACTCTGTACCCCAAAGACGCGCTCGCATACATGGCACCCATTACGCCTGAAGGTATCCGCATGGCAGCTATTGTTGCCAGCTATCCAGCATAAAGGAACAGATGATGCTTACTATCATTAACGTAGAAGAAATACTAGAAAAAGTCCGGGCTTTACGTGTTCCAACGGAAAACGAGAATGGATACGACGAAGCTATTGAAGGCTACAACGAAGCAATAGACATGGCCGTTATTGTGATCGCATATTACATAGCTAAGGAACACTCACAATGATTAAGCAAGCCGGTATTGTACAAGGGTCCAGCTACGTCAGGCTGTACCAGAATCACGGTAAATCCATTGGTTACTGGGAAGCCTGGGTCGAAGACAGTGGCAATGTCATTATCCAGTACGCCAAGCAGCTCCAGGGCAAGGTTGTTCATAAAGAGTATCAAGCCTTTGCCAAGAACGAAGGTAAGGCCAACGCAACCACTCCCTATGAGCAAGGCGTATTGGAAGTGGCCAGCAAAGCCAACAAGAAAATCGACAAGGGGTATGTGTACACCGTCGAAGAAGCAACCGAAGCACCCAGCACCAACAGCCTGGGCCTGAAGAAACCGATGCTGGCCACGCCACTGGAGAAGGTCAAGCCAGAGAAGATCGACTGGAGCAGTGCCTATGTACAACCAAAGCTGGACGGTCACAGAGCCTTGTACTCGGACGGTGTGTTGTACTCACGCCAGGGTAAGGTACTGGATCTTCCTCACATTGTGGAAGCCATTGAAGCAGCCGGCATCGAAGACATGCACCTGGATGGTGAACTGTACATCCACGGTAAGTCACTTCAGGAAATGTCGAAGCTGATCAAGAAGCACCGGCCTGAGTCGCTGTACATTGAATACCACATCTACGACCAGATCGGAGATGCACCGTTCATCGACCGTATCGCATCATTGGGAACCAGCGTTCCACAGTGGCCTGCCATAACCCGGCTCAAAGCTGTCCCCACGCACCAGGTCAGTTCACTGGATCACCTTATGGAGTTCCACGCCTATTATCGTGACAGAGGTTACGAAGGCACCATGCTGCGATTTGGTGATGACCATTACCAGGACGGTAAACGCTCACGCACCCTGCTGAAAATGAAAGAGTTCCAAGACGAAGAGTTTGAGATTGTCGGTGTGAACGAAGGTAAGCCCTACGTTACTGAACAGGGTACGTTCAGAGTGCCGGTCTATGTCTGTCAAGTAGGTAACGACCCAGAAAAGACTTTCACAGTTACAGCCCCTGGAACCATGTACGAGAAGGATGAACATTGGACTCATCGCCAAGAAGCTATCGGCCATTTCCTGACCGTTAAATTCCACTACTACAGCGAAGCCGGTATTCCCCAGTTGCCCGTAGCCCTCCGGTTTTACGAAACCATCTAGAATCCAGGCGTCATCCTGACGCTCTGTGAGTTAACAACCCCCACACATTAAAAGGTAAATACCATGGGTATCCCTGTAAAACTCCCAGATGCTCGGGAGATGATAGAGCAGTGCCTGTTCGCTAAGATCGTACCGTATGTGACCGGACCACCTGCTTGTGGCAAGTCAGCCGTTGTCCATCAAATGGCGGAAGATTTTAACCTCAAACTGATCGACTTACGATTAGCGGGTGCTACCCCAGAAGATATGACGGGTTACGCACGAATCCACCCAGACCAGGATAAAGCCGGTCACGTACCCATGGATACTTTCCCCGTTGAAGGTGATCCTCTTCCCATTAACCCAGTTACTGGTGAGGCCTACAGCGGTTGGTTGCTGTTTCTGGATGAGCTACCACTCGCCAGCGATGACGTACTCAAAGCCTGCTACAAACCCATACTCGATCACATGGTAGGTATCTACCCACTACATGAGCGCCTTGCCATTGTTGCCGCAGGTAACCGTGCAGAAGATAACGCCATGGCTGGTGATATTGATAACACGGCTCTGCTTTCTCGCATGGCTCACATTGAAACCTGTGTTGATGTCCAAGCCTGGCTAGTGTGGGCACGTGCTAATGGCGTGGATTACCGCATCACCAGCTTTATCGAGCACAAACCTGATCTACTGTTTAAGTTTGATCCAGACAACGTGGACGTTACTTTTGCGTCCCCACGTACTTGGGAATTTACCAGCCGCCTTATCAAAACCAAAGATAAGTTGGTTCCGTTAGACAAAATACTCTTGTCAGGCGTGATCTCAGAAGGTGTAGCACGAGAGTTCTACGGATACACCCAACTGGAACAAGACCTGCCCAAAATCGCTGACATCGTTGCCGACCCCCTAAACACAGAAGTCCCCAGGGACCCATCCTGTTTGTGGATGATCACAGGCATCTTAGGACACTACGCAGACGAGAATAACATTAAGAAACTCATGCAATACATTAACCGTATCGCACGTGAGTTCCAGTTTGTCACTATGCGGGAAGTGCTTGCACGCTCACCCACACTTCAACAACACCCTGCCTTGGATAGCTGGTTATTGGCCAATGGGCACGACCTGTTTTAAGGAGAACAGTTTTATGTTCGTCCACGAGAAAGCACAGTTCTACGCCAAAGCTGCCCATACGGCCATCGGTCAAGTACGTAAGTACACCGGTGAGCCATACCACACACACCCAGAGGCCGTTGCTGAATTGGTACGGTATATAGGTGGGTCGCTTAACATGGTCGCAGCGGCACACTTGCACGACGTTATCGAGGATACGGAAATCACTGAGGAAGACTTGCTCCAAGACTTCAGCAAAGAAGTTGTTGATCTTGTTGTCTGGCTTAGTGATTTGCAGACACCCGATGTAGGTAATCGAAAAATCCGTAAGTACAACGAACGGTGCAAACTTGCCGAGGCTCCTGCCGAAGCACAGACCATCAAACTCGCTGACTTAATTCACAACTCATATTCCATCACCGCTCACGACCCTGAGTTTTCTATTATCTATCTAAAAGAGATGCGTGCAACGCTGTCTGTCATGGCAAAAGGTGATAGCAGGTTGCATGACTTAGCCATGGAGATTGTTAACCGACCGGAGTAATCATGATTGAACAACAGAAACAACTGGATCATGCAAAGATTCAGTTGATGACGCACAAGAGTATGATTTTCATTACTTACGTGTGTTACTCACTTAAACACATCTGGGACGAGAGATTACCCTACTTTGCTGCCACTAACGGGGTGTACATAAAGTACAACCCAACGATGTGGTTGACGCTTGATGCGGATGAACAGTTATTCGTTCTCCTACACGAAACCTGGCACGTGGCCTTCTCACACATGGCAAGACTGCACACACGGGACATGCTCAGATTCAATTACGCTGCGGATTACGTCATCAATTACATGCTGGTTCAGTCAGGTTTCAAAATGCCGAAGGGTATGCTCTACGATGAACAATACGCGGGTATGTCTACCGAAGAAGTCTACGACCTACTGACTCCAGAGGATTGTACTGACGACTCAGTGGGTGACCTGGAACCTTCCGGCGAAACAACGGATGAAATACGGGAAGCCAAAGAGAAGTTGGATGAGATCCTGGTACGCGCCTCTATACACGCAAACTCGAAAAACATTGGTTCGGATGAAATACCCAGTGAAATCACCCTCTACATTGATTCACTCATCAACCCCACTGTGCCGTGGACACGCCTACTACGTCGGTTCGCATCAAAGCTGATTAAATCAGGACGGTCTTTCAAACGTCCCAACCGCAGATCGCCTAAAAACATCATACTCCCTGTCCGTTTCACATCCGCACTCACAGACATAGCGATTGCGGGGGATATATCTGGGTCAGTCACTGACAAGACCTTCACACAGTATCTCTCAGAAGCGTACTACGTGCTGTCCAAGCTCAAGCCTACCAGCATGACGTTTATACAATTCGACACCGTGTTGCAGCAGGTGGACGTAGTTACGGACGTTAAAGAACTGATGGACGTAAAGCTCCACGGCAGAGGTGGTACGAAGATTGATCCAGTTATTGACTGGGCTGCGGAGAACAAGCCTAACGTCATCGTTATCTTAACCGACGGAATGTTCTACTTACACCGTCCTGATCCTGGAGTACCCGTTATCTGGGCCATCAGTGACAACCCTCATTTCACAGCGCCTTTCGGGACTGTGATTCATTTAAAAACATAAAGGTAAGCCTCATGGGTATCACACTAACCGAAGGACAACAGACCGCTTATGAGGATTTTGCGAAATTCATCCTGAGCGACGATCAAACAGTATTTGTTTTAGAAGGGTACAGCGGAACCGGTAAAACCACACTGGTTGAACGCATCCTGGAGTTTGTTCCTAAACTTCTAGAAGACTACAAGACGGCTCACCCTACCAACCCCATTACCTGGGAGATTGCTCTTACCGCGACCACCAACAAAGCGGCTGAGGCTTTCTCGCACATCACAGGCGAGGAAGTCAGGACCATCCACAGCACCCTGGGCCTGCGTGTCCATAAGGACTTCAAAACAGGCATCACATCCCTGAAATTCCGTGGGAATGCGGAGTCTGTTTTTAACACCATCCTGTTTATTGACGAAGCCAGTTACATCGACAAGGCGCTACTAAGTCTGATCTTTGAGGGGACAGAAGACTGCAAAATTGTCTTCATAGGGGACCCTGCACAACTGCTCACAGTGGGCTGTACCAAGTCTCCTGTATTCGGCCAGGGCTTCCCTACTGCCAAACTCACAGAGGTGGTCAGACAAGCCAAGGGCAACCCTATCATTGAACTGGCGACAGAGTTTCGTAACACCGTTAACACCGGTGATTTCTTCAGTTTCGTACCTGACGGTGTACACATTCAGGTATTGGATCGAGACACGTTTGAAGCGGAAATCATCAAAGAGTTTGATGACCCTACCTGGGTGCATAACCGATCCAAGGTGCTGGCATGGACGAACAAAACCGTCATCCAGTACAACCACGCTATACGCGATGTCGTGAAAGGTGCCCCGGATTTCATAGACGGTGATTACGCAATCTGCAACTCCTACGTAGCCCATAAGAAAGGCGGTATCAAGACCGACCAACTGGTGTGCATCACAGACATTGAAGATGGCGTCAGTAAAGAAGGCGTGCCTGGCAGACTGTACACACTGGATCACGAATACAGTTTCTTCATGCCCATCAACATTGAAGACAAAAAGGCGTTACAGAAACAGGCAAAGGCAGCTTCCAATTACAAACTTCTCTCCATGATAGATGGATGGATTGACTTACGTGCGGCTTACGCATGTACCATTAATAAAGCACAGGGTTCTACTTACGATAAAGTATTCATAGACCTTGACGACATTAAAAAATGCAACAGTGGTAATCAAATTGCACGGATGCTGTACGTAGGCGTTAGTCGGGCAAGGCTCATTGTTTACTTATGTGGTGACCTTATTTAATTCGAGGCGTTTATCATGGCAGAGGAACTGTTATACGATCCTAAAACAAAACAAGCAATCAAAGATCTACTGTTTGCTTTTCTATACGATCCCGCTAAGGACGCTCTAAGAAAGCGCCTTAAAGTGATCATCATCAACAATTCGCACTTACACGGTAATGCACAAAACTGGCTCTCTTACAAAGGTGAAAGCTACTCGTATGGGTCACAACACAGAACCAGACCTATGAACAGGTTGAAAGAGTCTCTTAAACCCATCATGGATGATTACGTCAGCGACCTGGCTTACATCAATGAAAACGAGTTACCCTACGTACTTGGTTTCATAAACCAGACACTGAATGCTTCCAGCAGTCTTCAGGACTATTTAACAATATTCCCTCAGTCTATTCATAAACCCTTAAAAGGGTTGATTGATAATTGTGGGTGCAGAGTAAATAAACTCACACCCGAGACTGTTGAAGACATCAAGACACGTAATGAAACACCCATCGCAATGATGAAAAAACGAATGGTACTCAACCTGCTTCTATAGGGGTTCTTGCCCTACCCCATGAGGCACTTATGCGGCACATTGTCTTCGAAGAATCAGACGCACATCCCATAGCCCTTCTAATCAAAGCATCTGCTTTTGATCGCACTGAAATAGAAGCTACGTACATGCCTACGTTAATCAATAACGGTATACCTAAGCGTGACGTAGTGGTTATGAGTCTTGCTTATAACCAAGCAGGTAAGGCACCCACCAAGTACATTGCAAATTACCTGGAAGATCTCTTACCGGCTTTGGACAGTATTGGTACAAAGGTTATCTATTGTGCCGATGCTGCCTACTTTAATGCCCTCACCAAAGGCAAGAAAGCATCATCAAACCTGGGTTACGTTAACCCTTGTAAAATGCTTGGGTACGAGCACATGGAAGTCATCCTGGGCGTGAACCACAAGTCCCTGATGTACAACCCAGCCAACGAACCCAAACTCACTATGTCCCTTCAGACTCTGGTGGATCATGTGGGTGGCCAGCACGTTGACCCGGGTAAAGACGTTATCAAGTATGCGTATTACCCAGACACTCTTGCAGACATTCAGACTGCACTCAATGGATTGCACATCTATGACGAACTCACCTGTGACATTGAAACCTTCAGCTTGCGATTTAACGAAGCAGGAGTGGGGACTGCTTCGTTTTGTTGGAATGAGCATGAAGGGATCTCCTTCGCCGTGGACTATGTACCCCTTCCAGAGAGAAATGATCAGGGCCATTATGGCGAGCAAGTCCACAACCCAGAAATCAAGCGGATGCTCCGTGAGTTCTTCGAGTCCTACAAAGGTACGTTTACGTGGCACAACAGTCCTTTCGATACCAAGATACTGATCTACGAACTGTGGATGCAGAATCTGCTGGACATCAAAGGCATGTTGGATGGTTTGCACGTGCTGCACAGCCGAATCCATGACACCAAGATCATCGCGTACCTGGCCACCAATACGACCGCCGGTAACAAGCTCAGCCTGAAGGATCTGGCTCATGAGTTTGCAGGCAACTACGGTATGGGCGACGAGATCAAGGATATTCGTTTAATCCCACTGCCCAAGCTGTTGGAATACAATCTGACGGATGGTTTGTGTACCTGGTTCGTCAGGAACAAGTACCAGCCCATGATGATCGCTGACCTACAGGATGAGATCTATCAGGACATCATGATGCCTTCCCAGAAGGTCATCACACAGATGGAACTGACGGGTATGCCTCTGAATCCTGACAAGGTTCAGTACGCACGTAGAAAGTTGGAAGGTATCAAGGCTGAGCAAGAGAAGGCCTTTGTCGATCACCCTGTCATACGCGCTCTGGAGAAAAAGCTTACGTACCAGGCCTGGGATAAAGACTTCACAGACCGCAGGGACAAGGCTAAGAATCCTGACAAGATTCTGCCGAAAGATCGAGCCAACTTCCCAAACACAGCCTTCAATCCCAACTCCAATCAGCAGTTGCAGAAACTGTTGTATGAAGAGATGGGCCTACCTGTCATCGACAAAACGAAGACTAAGCAGCCTGCAACCGGTGCCAAGACCGTCGTTAAGTTGTTGAACCATACCGATAACCAGGAGTACATCCGTACCCTTGAAGCCGTCATGGCCTGGTCACAGGCTGAGAAAGTTCTGTCCACCTTCATTACGGCTTTCGAGCGAGCCATTGATAAAGGGGATGGTGTTGTCTATCTACACGGTAGCTTCAATTTGGGCGGGACGGTCTCTGGTAGATTAAGCAGTTCGCAACCTAACCTCCAGAATCTGCCTTCGGGCTCAGTACATGGAAAATTAATAAAAGAGTGTTTCGAGGCACCACATGGCAGTCTCTTTGTTGGTGCAGATTTCAACTCACTTGAGGATTATATCTCAGCACTCACAACCGGAGACCCCAATAAACTAGCTGTATATTTATCTGGGTACGACGGACATTGCTTACGCGCCTTTTCCTATTTTCCTGAAAAGTTACCGGGGATTATTGACACAGTTGATTCAATTAACTCAATCAAAAAGAAATTTCCTGAAATACGTCAACTATCAAAGACGCCAACGTTTGCTTTAACTTATTCGGGTACTTACATCACATTGATGAAAAACCTCGGATTTGATAAAGAGACTGCTAAAAAGATCGAGGCTGCATACCATGAGTTGTATCAGGTCAGTGATGCGTGGGTACAGGCTAAGTTGGATCAGGCTTCTATTGATGGCTACGTAACGGTGGCCTTCGGCTTGCGCCTACGCACACCGTTACTGGGTCAGATTATTCGTGGGAGAGGAAGAGTTCCCTACGAAGCAGAAGCCGAAGGACGTACTGCGGGCAACGCGCTTGGACAATCTTATGGAATACTTAATAACAGGGCAATGAATGAATTTATGTCCCGCGTTTGGAACAGTAGATTCTGTTACGACATTAAGCCTGTTGCTATGATTCATGACTCGATATATCTTCTAATAAGCGACAATATTGATGTTGTAGAGTGGGTTAATAAAGAACTTATAAAAGCCATGAAGTGGCAAGACCTTCCTGAATTGAAACACGATAGTGTTAAATTAGGTGCTGAGTTGGACATTCACTACACGAATTGGAGTCAACCAGTAACCATCCCAAATAACGCAACAACATCTGAAATCCGTAAATTATGTAATGAGGGGAAACATGCCTATGAAAAAAAGATGCAGGAGGTGCGAGCAGCATAAATCATTCGATGCTTTTTCTGTAGCTTCCTCCAACGCTGATGGGTACACAAACACATGTAAACCGTGTGTTTGTGTACGTAACCGTGAATACTGGCGAACTCCAAAGGGGCGTATCAGTTACATACATAATAGCCAACGGTCTTCATCATTAGTCCGTAACCATCCTGCGCCTACATACTCAATTACTGAGTTATACCATTGGGCTGATGATAACGGGTTATTAGCACTTGTTCGGTCTTGGGCCAAAGCTGGTTATCCAAAGCGGTTAGCTCCTTCTGTAGACCGACTTGACGATGAGTTTGGTTATTCATTAACAAACATACGTTTGGTTACTTGGGAACAGAATAATGAAAAAGCCTATGCAGACCGTAAAAGCTGTAAACGGATAACCAAACAAAACCGAAAGATCCAACAGTTAACGATGTGTGGGATGTCGATAGCCACATTCGATTCAATAGCACAAGCTAGTAGGATCACAGGCGTCACACGTACAAACATATCTCCCGCTGCTAACCCAAATCACCCATGTACCCAGGCAGGTAACTATGTTTGGCGTTATCACGTCGAACCTATAGAGGAATAGTTTATGAGAGCACTACTTGTAACATCGGAAAGCATTTCAGAAGTCCTCCTTGATCCAGAAGACATACTGGAGTCCATGTACGGACATTTAAACTGCGACCTAGTAGAGGGTGCAGGCTATCCAGACCACACACACGCAGCCTGGGCAGATGAAGAAGGCATGTTCAAACTCTGTGACGGGTTTCAGGTCAACAACGTCAAGTGGGTACCTGGCGGGCAGTTCGTAGGTAAGTTACTGGTTACAGGCTTTGATGCTGATACCGGCGATACCACTGCTGCCACCATGAGTGTTGATGATCTTCAATCCATGATTCATACAGGAGAGCTTCGATTTGGTTAAATTCTATATCTATTCCACACCCAACTGTTCCTTCTGTACCCGAGCCAAAAAGCTGGCTGAACAGAGAGGGCTTCAGTACAAAGTCATCGACCTGACCCAAGATGAGTCTGCTAAAGCGTGGTTCAAATCCCAAGGCTTCAAAACTGTCCCTCAGATATACGCCGGTGCTGAATACATTGGCGGGTATTCTGAGCTAGTGTCTTACGTTAAAACAGAAGAGATTCATCACACATGATCACTCAAGCTGCTATTGCACTATTCGGTTTAACCGCCATTTGGTTCTCACAATCTGGTAAACCCAAGCAACGAAAGTGGGCACCTGTACTCGGATTGTGTAGTCAACCTTTCTGGTTCTACGCAACCTATTCAGCTGAGCAATGGGGCATCTTTGTATTGGCCGCATTCTATACCCTGGCTTGGTGCCGTGGTATCAAAACACATTGGTTTACGGAACCGACATGATAAAGCCACATAAAGTTAAGTTCCATCCCTTCTACTGGGCCATTGTAGAGGCCGCAGCAGCACAGTCTGTTGCAACCCGACATAAGGTAGGGGCTGTGCTTGTAATGCCTACAGGCATGATCTCAACCGGCTGGAATGGTTCTCCATCAGGACTCCCTGATGAATGCGAGACTTGGGATGATACGCTTCAGCGATACAAAACAAAGCCAGAGACTGTTCACGCTGAGAGGAATGCAATAGACAAGATGACGCGTGAAGGTGTGTCCACCAAAGGCTCTGTATTGTTTGTCACGCGTGCACCTTGCTTTGAATGTGCTAAGGCACTCATGGGCCTGGGCCTGGAAGCGGTGTATTACCGTGAGGAACACGATGATATGCGTGGACTGGAACTACTTCACCATGCCGGTATTCGCACAGATCATGAAGCACCGCCTGTAGTGCGACCACCACCACCACCCACTAAACCTGAGCGATACAACTTAGCGGCTTAGAAGTCCTCCGGCCTTTCTATGCTTTTTTGGATTAAGGAACCTACCATGCTATTCCACACCACAGTGGATGGCATCCCCTGCCAGTGCCTTGTTACCGCGTACTACCCTTCTATACCGATGCGTATTACCGGCTCGGGTATGGGCGATGCTGACCCACCTGAAGATGAAGTCTTTGAATACACTCTCTATGACCGTAAAGGTTATCCAGCACCCTGGCTTGAGAGTAAATTAACCCGTGACGATGATGATCGTCTTCTTACCGAATACAAACAATTGGATCACTAAATTATGTTGCTCAAAGATATGCTGAAAATTATTCACCGCCGTGTACGTCAAGACTGTTTTATGGATGTCGTAGAAGAGTCTGGTAATTCCGTTACCACCGTATGGAAATGGCGTAATGATCCACCTGATAAACCAAGTCTATTGGTTTTCTCACGATTTGCTCGTTACTGCGGGCTGAACCCTACAATTGATCAACTGGGAGAATTGCAGTGAACAATAAGGATACGATTCTACATACCGAAAAGATCCGCAATCGTTTGATTGATATGTCTAACGCTGTCTTGGTTTCACTAGATGTAGCCGGTTTGTTTGTCTTACGGGCGGAAGATTATGAACTACGTAAAAATATTGAAAAAGGTTATGAGGCTTTATGTGACGCACAACAGTTCTTCAATAAAGCAGATGCCCTCAATGCCGAGCGAGCCAATGCTGCTCAAGCTGCCCTTACTTACCAGACTCAACAACAAGCAGACAAGGGTCCTAGCTTTCATCGCAGTGAGCTTATTGCAAAAATCGCGGAAGCCATGGCCTCTGCTGATACTGGATCTGTTACTACTATTAAGATCCGCTCAGGGGGATACACAGTTAACACCAAGACTGGTTAAACTTACTAAGTAGAACCAGTATTACTTATAAGTTTACTTCACCCCTTTCATCTGTGATTGTTATTGATTAGTATACTAATACTCAAATAAACCTATTAGGAACTTATCAATGGCAATTGCTATCCCCTCAAAGTTTGACTTGCATACAGACAGCGTCATTATCGGACACGCTGAAATCGTTTCTGTTTACAGGAAGGGCAGACTTCATTGGGCTTTACCTGGTAGTGGTTACACCACATCTAAAGTATTTGCGACTACTTATGCAGGGCGACTTAATCGTATGATCCTGCGTAATATGGAACGTCTTAACACCAACCTGCTCTAACCAGATTTACCTACATTCGTATAACACAGAACTTACAATACGTAAGTTCTTTTTTACGCGTCTAGGAATTTATTATGGATATTAAACACAGCACAGAGTTACTGGATTTCGTAGGCGCAATCATTGTCAGCGTTATCTCAGGTATCATATCTATTGCTCGCAGAGTTACTGCGGGACACAAAGCATCTATACTTTGGGTCATTAGTGAATTTATGATGGCCATTATGTCCGGTTACCTGATGTACACCGCTTACCCGCATATACGTGAATCCATGCCCGCATGGTTTACGTTGCCTATTGCAGTGGCTTTCTCAGCTCACGTAGGTGGTAAAGTATTCCAGGAAGTTGAGAGTGCCCTCATTAGGAAATACACATCTGTTATCGGTATACGCCCATGCGACCATAGATAAACTCTTCACACCCCCAGGAGTAGGTGGGGCTAATAATCTGCTTCAGCATAGGCTTTTTTATCCTCGCCATTCGTATGTGGTGGGTGGATTGATACGTTAAGCGTGGTTACCCCTTCGGGACAACTGCTGTGCTTATCGAGGATTGAAACCAGAGTGACTGTGTATTGTAGCCCCTGAGTACCGTTAACCCGCGATTCGTCACACGGTTATCAAACGTCATACAGGGTCTACCCTTACCCCTTCCCGATCTATTTTATTTATCAGAGAGTATCGAAACAGCCTCTTGCGTTCAGACCCGTTGCAAGCGATGTGTTACAAAACTGTAGAGAGTCGGAACGGGGTGACTCCCTATAAGTTGTACGTGTTTCGGTACTCCCCCATAAATAAACCAAAGGAATTACATTATGTCAGTTAGTAGAGAAAAGTTTGAACGTCGTTTCCCAAAACCTATAGGAGTCGGCTTTAACCAAGAGCTTCAGAGGTACGAAGCCAGCGTTTATAGCGAGCCATCTGTTAGTAAATACAACGCTATTTGGAATGGATGGCAAGCATCCCGCGCACAGGATGGCGGGGAGCCGGTGGCTGATTTTGAAATCGAGTGTGATTGTGGCGACTTTTACCGGGCTGACAGTTTCGGTGCAGGGTTTATCGCCGGCGTAGGTATGTGTGAAAACTGTCTGACAACGCACACCTCAGTCCACCCGCCCAGCGCCGTGGTGCCGGAGTGGATTAAGTGCAGCGAGCGAATTACAGAGAATAGATGCCTCGCGTACACACCGAATGACGACCCCGGAATAATGTTCAGAATTGTACCGGCTAGATTGTTAAAACAGTCTTCTGATGTAACCCACTGGATGCCACTGCCACAACCACCAAAAAAGCAGGAGCAAGAATCGTGACCAAAACACCTGAAACAATCTACCTGATCCATGGCGGGTATGATGGCGAGCAAGGGCTTGTGTGGTGCGACGATCCAGCGCCAGATTCGTATTGTGATCCAGCCGCGGCGGTTAAGTATGTGCGTGCTGATGTTGCAATGGAGTTGAGGCGGCTTGCCTCAATGCGGAGTCGGGCACAAGTGACCGAACTGGTGACGGCTTTGCGAGATGCCGCAGACATAATCCTGGCCGATGCTAACACAGAGCAGAACTACGGCTCGCTTTGTCGCATAGGCAACGTACTGGACAAGGACTCATCCGCTGCATGGCTACTGCGGCAAAAGGCTGAGAAGTTAGACGAGGTGGCGAAGCTTGTATTAGATGCGGGTGATTTGGCAACTGTGGCAAGCATCTACGAAGGGCTAATGAGCAATGCTGCCAGCTTACGCCAAGCCGCCGCTGAGGCCGACAAGGCCGACAAGGCGGGAAGTGGTAATGAGTGATGTGACCTGCCCATACTGTGAAGCTGAACAAGAGATAAACCACGACGATGGTTACGGCTATGAAGAAGGCGAGAAGCATGAACAAGAGTGCTTTACTTGCGAGCGAGAGGTCAATTTCACAACTTCAATCAGCTTCAACTATGACGTTTTCTGCAAAGACGGCGACCACGTAATGGAACCCTTCGGTGACAAGTGGCCACTTATGTATGAGTGCGAAAACTGTAACTTCTTTGAACGCAGAAAGGATGAAACCAATGAAAGAGCTACATGAAAGCAAAGGTAAAAAGGGCGGGCGTTGTAATGTAACTGCCTGTCAGCAACCAGGTGCCTGGTATTTCAACAAATCTACCAGGGCTTACTACTGCCAAGAATGTGCCAACGAGGTAAACTATTTTGGTGGCCGATCACTCACTTTGGAGTTGTACGGTACGCCTCTATTGTGTGAACTGGATGAAACCAATGACGGATAGAAGCATGAAAAATCTGTATGAAAAATTCTGTAATGGTGATCCTATTACTGATGAGCAGCTTGACGAAGGCATCAGATTTTTCCATATGTTGACAATCAAACTCTCCAGCTTGGGACCAGTTTTCCGTTTAGCACAAAATGAATCAAATAGAGTGCTTAGTAGGTTGCAAGATTATTATGATGCCAGGAATGAAACATGATCTTCATTTCCTTTGTACTATTCATGACCTTGGGAATGTTGATGGAATCGCAAGGTCTAACAGACCTCGTAGCCTATGCCTTCATGGGTTACGCGTGTGGAGCCATTGGTTTTAACAAACAAAACTTTCTAACAGCGAGCTAGTTTATGGAGAATGAAACCAGGTACAACATCGTAACGGATGATGATGAGATTTTAGAGTATGATCTCGATCTGTTCTTAGCTGAAACCCTGCTCTGCTCTCACATCAACGGTGGAGCTGATGCTTACATTGAAATTATCGAACCAGAGGACACACAATGAATCCAATACTTAATCCCGCCTACGTTCAAATCCCAAAGAAAGAAGCTGCCACCATTTTAGGCATCAGTGTCTCTGAATTGGATCGTCGTAGAATCAGTGACGACCGCTGCCCGAATGGTTTCAAAGAGCGTGATGATAAAATGGCTCCGGTGAAGTTCCGACTCTCGGACATCTACACGTACTCCGAAGCCATTATGAACAGTGCTATTCCGGCTACTCAGTTAAAAGGTGCATCGGTCTCTTAGGCTTACCCTTACCCGTTTCTAAATAATCCAGATAATCCGCGTACCAACACATCATTTCCCGGCGCTTATCCAAATACTGTGCCTGGTTATATACCCCAGCGTCACCGCCTTCAACGTGTGCTAACTGCATCTCTACGTAGTCTTTATCCCAACGGTGTTCACGTAACAACGTGCTGGCTGTGTGCCTTGCACCGTGACCTACAAGCTTGCCTTTGTACCCGACTAACCGCAGACACTTATTAATCGTGTTCTCGCTCATCGTGGGGTTCTTAGTACCAAAGCCTGGGAACACATACTTACCCCGTCCTGACGTTTCATGCATGGTTCGCAGTTCAGCCACTGTTTGAGGTGCCAACGGGATAAGGTGATCTCGACGCATCTTCATTTTTGCAGCGGGTATCGTCCATAAGGCGTTATCCAAATCCATATCAACCCATTCACTAAATCGTGCCATGCCTGGGCGACACGCTGTACGCAGCACCAGGCGTGTCATGGTTAAGGTGATCTGTTTACTCGTAGACTTTCTAAGGGCCATAAGGAAAGCCGGCAACTCGTCTTCTAATAGATGAGGGTGCGGCGTTTCCTGATGACCTTGTTGAGCCAGATGACGTAACTCACTTGCGGGGTTTACAGTGCAATGGCCTTGAGCCATCGCCAGTGAGAATATTTGATTGATCCAGAGTCTTACTTTACCGGCAATGGCACCGGCACCCCGGGCTTCCATCTTTGATTGGATCGCCGCACAGTCTAATCGTGTGACTGCATCCAACGCTTTGTGGCCAATGGCCGGATAGATGTCTTTGTTCAAATACAACTCATATTGATAAAGGCTACCCGCTACGCGGCCTGCCTTTATCTTACGGTCATACCAGTCTTCAGCGGCTTCTTTAAAAGTCATCTTTTCTTGTATACCCGAACCCAAGTGTACAAGATCTTCACCGTCTGAGGATTGGCTCAGCAGCTCTTTAGCATTCTCGCGGGCCAACTTACCGGAGACTCGCGGGTATCCGCCCAGACCTTTCCAGGCCCATTTACCGTTGGGACGCTTATACCGTAAGACCCAGGACTTGCCACCGTTAGTCTTCACACGGAAGTACAAACCTTCGCTGTCACGCTCCTGGTAATCCGTGGTGTCTGGCTCTAAGGCGTTGAGAACACTGTCTGCCAGGGGACGCCGCTTAATCGCTGATCGCTTCATGTACCTCTCCTTGTATACCCGAACCGGAAGTATACACAGAGGTATACACGAAAGGTACTACTGCTGTGGGTAAGCAGGAAGAGGCTTGAGGGCTTGATTAGGGCTTAACGATATGATTTAGAAGGGTATTTGTGAGGTCTGAGGAGGTGTGAAAATCTTCCGGTGGTAGCGGCGGGCTAACCCAAACCGCGCTTGTAAAACAGGTGCTTACAACTCAATAACAGTTCTGTGTACAAGCGTGTGTACACGCTTTTCTCTACTAAGATTCTGATATTACGGGTGACCTATAGAAAAAGCCCCCAGTAAAGGGGGCTGTCTGTGCGAGAAGACTACGTGGGGATAGCCCCACGGTCAACCTGGCTTGGCTTTCATCCTGTTCACCACGCCTTCCAGGGCACCGCCACCAAAGTAGAAAGCAGCCACAAGGGCCACCGGTGTACCGAGTGTCGCGTTGTTTAGTTGGCCTACCTCTTTAGCCGCTTGCGTTAGCTGGGCACCATAGACCGGATCAACCATACCTGCTGCCAGCATGAATCCAGCACACAGTACCCAGATGAGTACGAAGGGAATCGCAAGCACCAGCATCAACAGACGCTGTGCAATCTTAAAAGGTTCGTACCCTTTGAGCAGGCTCAGGAATCCTTTAGACTTTTCCTCATCTGTGTAGAACGCAGCATCGACGCCATTGTAAATACCATCGGCTGCTTTCTTGATGACGTTCTCATTACCGAACAGTGTTGCAAATATCCCCATACCGTTCTCCTGTTGGTTTACTGCAATGCCAGCATTTGCTTGGCATACCGTACATCAGCTTCAAAGCTCACCAGACAATGATCCATTTGCCAAAAGAATGTTGCGTTAATAATATTCCGTGCTTTATTCCACCCTGGCTTGTGCCGGTTAACGTAACACCGAGCTGAGACGGTCTGATCGTGATGACCCAACAGGATAAAGAGGTTCACGGTCTGGCTACACCAGGCCGCTACTCGTGAGAGAAAGCCGATCATATCGACCAAACCATGGTAGGCAATACAGCGTACATAGTGCCACCAGTTTCGCTAGTTACAGTGTTACAGTTGGATCGGTAAAAGTGGATTTTCATAATGCTGACGCCTGTATGAACAGGTCATCTAGTTGTGTATCTGTCAACCCCAACGCTGCACCTAATAGTGACACTAATTGTTTACCTCTATCCACATACTGAGAGTATTCCCATTCAATAGTCGCATTGGTTTTGTCCGGCTCCGTCATAGCTGCTAACGCACCTTCCACATCTTGCAGCAAAGCGTTAACCGCCAAAGCCAGTCTGGCCTGCCTCATGGTCACCCTGTCAGGTGTTATATTGGTCGGGTAATATGTGAGGTCGGGTACATCGGTATTGACCCAGTAGTCGGCCAGTACTTTTGCCAGTTTCTTCAGCATTGAATGCTGGGCTTCATTTTCTGGGTCACCCTGTAATGAGGCAATCTCACTACCAAATGTCGGGTAGTGTGTTTTCATAATCTCTTCAATAATGGTGTTACGATCCGACAACTTATCAACACGAGCCGTTTGGTACGTATATGCAGTCTCAGCGGTACCCTCTACATTCGTTCGTGACAGCACCTTTTTATTAAAGTTAATCAAGAGTCTGCGACCCATGACTTGATACGTGTTCAGCTCTACTGGGGATTCTGTCGTTGAGTTAGACATTCATTAGTACCTCTCTTCCTGGTTGCCAAAGTCCTTTATTGTTTAATGGTTTTATCCACCCCCAATAAGCGGTAATACTCATTATCCATTTAATACGCACAGACTCCAGATATCTATATTTTATAGTAGCGCGTAGACGAGTACAGTCGCTGAAAAAGACGTACCCACAAAAATCTAAACCATTGCTGGCCAGGGATTGAATAATCCAAGTGGGTTTAATTATAAGTCCTAGTTTATTCACCTGTTGCTCAATTCTTTTTTGTGCTGACCTTAACCATTTTTTACAAGAACCCAATACAATAAGATCATCGCAGTAACGGAAGTAATACTTCACTTTTAAGTTTTGTTTTGCGTACCAATCCACAGTAGATAAAACCATATTACCCAGCATCTGGGATATGTAATTGCCTATGGGGAGCCCTTCAACACTTTCAATAATATTATCCAGCAATACGAGAGTACGTGGGCATTTTATATGACGCCGAACGCATAGCTTGCTGATCTGCTGTTTCACCGATGGGTAGAACTTCTTAATGTCCATTTGCAGATAGTAGGTAGGCCTGCCTTTCCGTATGGCTTTCTGCACACGTCGTCGTGCGTCTGAGGTGCCACGGCCCTTCAGTGATTGAAAAGTGTCCCTTATCAGTGAACGTTTCCAGATATCACCAACAACTTGCATAATGGCGTGGTGAACAATTCGATCTGGGAAATAAGGCAGTACGTGTATCACACGAAGCTTACTGCCTTCTACCCGTTCCATAACGCGATACTCGTTGGTTTGATACGTACCATTCATAAGTTGATCGTGTAGCTGCTGGAGGTAAAACTCCTCGTGCTTATTAACCTCCACCACTTCTTTATAATGGCCCTTACCTTTTGAGGCTTTTTTATGAGCCTCATGTAAATTGTCCATAGATGCGATTTCATCAAAAAGATTACCGTACCGTTTCATAGCTATCCTTTAATGCTATACAGCGCCCAAGCGTTTCAGACCAACACGGTTTACTAAGCTTTTGTGGGATGCGTTTACGCCTTTCGGCGGGATTCTTTGTTTTCCAATATTCTATAGCAAGCTGCCTGGCGATACTCCGATTCCGATTGCCTGAGCCATTATTCACATTGACGTAAGAAGGACTGACATTCGTACCATTCGAGGTGTTACCACCTACATGAGCTATCTTCCGTGCCTAACAAAGAACCCCTCATTTTAAGTCATTATTCTCCTTAATTATTTAATAGATTATTGAATTTTGGAAAAAGCAAGCCGCCCGGCGATACCCCGATACCGAAGGCCCGAGCCATCAGTCACACCGACGCAAGAAGGACCGACATCCGCACCATGCGAGGCGCTACCACCCACAAGAGCCATCCTCCAGCCTGAAGACTGGTAGTAATAATCAGCAAACGCGGTAGATGAATTACCGCTTGAATCGGTTACAACATCACCGAGGGTATTATGCTGCACATTGCGGATATAACCATTAGCACCTGGTGCAGCTACACCCAGTTGTGTGTACCCGACAGTGGTATCATCAACGAAGCTGGCGATGTCATTACTGACATACCATACCCGTGCATTGACGTTAAACCCGTCGCAGAATTGCCAAGCGTTACCCCAGAAGTTTTCGATACCCCGGTAATTCATCCATGCAGTATCTCGTACAGAACTAACCACGCCACCTGAACCATTACCAATAATATTGGATTTACCAGCGACCGAGTGAGGTGAATCTGTTTGACTGGATGACGAAGCCGGATACCCTGTGCTAACACTGTTGTTACCGGCTGCTAAGAGTGCTTGACCGTCGAACCCACCGTACTCCACAAAGAACAGCAGTTTTATCAAGGACCACTGCCAGAACGTCATCTGCGACCAATTGGAGCCCCGGTTACTGGCCAATTGTCGCATCTGTGCGCGGGTCACACCAACCATCGGATACTTACCAGATACAGAACCTAAAACATCAGCCGTGTAGTCTACTCTTGAATCATTGTTGTCGAGGTTCAGACCATCAATGTATGTTAGACCACTGGTGTCATACACGGATGCATGATACGCACCTACATAGATCGCCTGCTTTTCGCTTGATGGGTTGGTGTAATACCACATGTCTACAGCAGGGTCGCGTTGTAACGTACCACCGATTGCGAATGCAGGGTGCAACACAAAACCTGATCTAGGGTAATCACTGATTTCCCGCTTAACATCACCATTAAATAGTGTGGATACCCGTACATAACACTTGGGGATTTCAACCATGACCTGACCATCGGTACCATCCAGAACGGCAGCAGTCCCGTCGGCTTTCAGCGTTGAGTCGTTCAGGCTAAGGTAATAGTTCACCGTGCCATCATCATTCAACAGGCAACGACGCATCCGTTCGTGGATCTGTGTGACACCTGTGGAACCGGCATATCTGCTGTATACGTCTGAAGTTGGGTCCCAAACCATATTGGCAGAGATTCTTGGTTCATAACGATTATCCCCTACCAGCTGTATAACAGACGCATCCGGATACTTGTCTGCTGTACCTGATTCAGCTTCAGCAAAGGTGGCTTTCTCAACAGAACCTGCCGCCTCAGTGGTGGCTAAGCCGGCCACTTTAAGCCATGCAGTGCCTGAGTAGACCCGCACCTCGTTGGCAACCGTATTGAAGTAGAGATCCCCGGGCGTAACATTTACCGTAGGCGCTGACGCCAGTGGCCCATGATATTGGTTCTGAAACGTGGTCAGTGAGCTTGCGGCATTGGTTGCACTGGTACTTGCGGCAGAGGCCGAGCCAGAAGAGTTACTCGCAGACGTGGCGGCATTACTGGCAGAGGTACTGGCATTGGATGCAGACCCTCCGGCATTGGTTTCAGACGTTGCCGCGTTGGTTTCGCTGGTAGACGCTGCCGTAGCACTGGCACCACCCTTGGAAGCATAGTGCCGGCCCGAGAACTTACCCGTCTCAACGGCAACATCAACAGCCGCATTGGCCCAGTTATCGGCTTTGGTTTCACTGGTGGTTGCGTTGGTTGCAGAGGTGCTGGCATTAGAGGCTGAAGTAGCTGCGTTAGTTTTGCTTGTCGCAGCGGCTGAGGCTGAACCCGTTGCGTTGGTTTCACTCGTTTTAGAGGCCGTCTCTGACGCACTGGCCTTGGCTGCGTGATGCAGAGCAGAGAACTTGCCTGTCTCTACAGCGGTGTTTTCCAACGCTTCAGCCCACTGGTTCGCTTTGTTCTGAGACCCCAGAGCAGCGGTCTCAGAGTTGCCCGCGTTGGTTTCCGAGGTGCCTGCATTACCTTCGGAGATATAAGCTGCACTGGCAGAACCAGAAGCGTTGGTTTCACTGGTGCTGCTGGCGGTCTGTGATGCCGCTGCTGCGGTCTCACTGGCTTTAGCGGCAGTTGCTGCCGTGGTGGCAACATCTTCCGGTGCCACCCAGAAAGAGCCGGAGTAGAACTTCAGGAAATTATCCGTGGTATTGAAATACACCGCACCGGTTACCAAAGCATTACCGTCGTTGTCCACGGTTGGGTCCGAGGCTTTATCCCCCAGGTACTGATCACCGAACTGATCGAACAGACTCTCAGCACTGTTCTTAGCCGCGACGGCACCGGTCTCTGCCGTCTGTGCAGCGGTCGCTGAACTGCTGGCCGCACTGGCGCTGCCACTGGCATTGGTTTCGCTGGTCGCAGCATTACCGGCAGATAGGGAAGCTGCTGACTCAGAACCAGACGCATTGGTCTCCGATAGAGCAGCGGCAGTCTCAGAGCCACTGGCGTTGGTTGCACTGACACCCGCATTGGTCTCGCTCAGCGCCGAAGCAATGGCCGAGTCCTCTGACTTGATGGCGTGGTGCAAAGAAGAATACTGACCCGTCTCAACGGCCACATCTTCCAGTTCCTCTGCCCACTTCTCTGATTTGTTCTCAGATGCCAGGGCGCTAGATGCGGAACTATCGGCTGCGGTGCGATCTTGTCCAGTGGCCACCCGATCTGTAGCCGTAGCGTCGGAGTCCTGCTGCGTCACTACTCGGTCGGCGGCAGTGGCGGTTGCATCATCACCTGTGGCACTCCTGTCTATACCTGTTTGAGCTGCATCAGCAGCCGTATCCAAGGTGTCTTGGTTGGTAGCAACTCGATCCAACCCCGTCTGTACTGCATCAGCAGATGTATCAACTCGATCCAAGTTAGTTTGGAAGCGGTCTGCTGCTGTATCCAAGGTATCTTGGTGGGTGGCTGCTAAGTCAGCAGCCGTATCTATCGTGTCCTGATTCGTTGCAACGAGGTCAGCTCCTGTCGCCACAACAGCGTTATCAGCATTAGTTTCACTGACCGCTGACGCATCTTCGGAGGCCTGGGCAGCGACCACATTGGCGTCTGTTGCTGCTTTGTTGGTGGCCACTTCCGCCCGATCCGCTTCAACGGCATCACGAGTAGCATACAAGGCGTCCAGAGCCTCAGCCGGAACGGTATTACCATCCAATACAAACGACCCTTCTGGTTGATCCAGTTGCACACGAACGGTCTGATCCAGTATGTCTACCAAGCTTTGCGCCTCGGTTAAAACACTGATTCGTCCGTTCAGGAGAGTGATTTCTTTCCCGTTAAGCTGACGTCTTAGGTTCAGGTAGTAGTGGCCTTGGGACAAACCCGCTGTCAGAGTTTTATCCAGAACTATGTAGAAAGTACCCAGGACCGCATCGGCTGGGTAAATCGTAAGTGACGGGATATACAGTTCAGCGTCTGTATCAACCGTAAGCGGATTACGCTTCAGGGTGACTTCCAGACCCCAGTTGGTAATGTCCGATGGGTTGTTAGCCTCATCGGTTACCGTAAATCGGGCTGCAAAGTCATCGCCCTGATATACTTTAAAAAGTGTCTGGTCTTTCATAAAAATACCCCTAACCGTTAATCAACAATCAGGGGTTATGGTAAAGGAATGGTTTTGGGGTTGCCTATTTAATTTACGGCAACTCGAATACTGCTTTCTACAGTATTCGAGTTGCCGTTAGCATTAGGGTGACTGTGCCAGTATACCAAGTGCTACTACTGTTGGTATTGCTAGCAGTTATTTTCATTGTGCCCTGCGTTACTCTCATATTAATTGTCATTATTGGCACAATAACATCTACCGGTTCTGATGCTCTTATGACTCCTAGTGTACTAGCAGCGGAAAGAATACCGTTAGAATTGGTAATTGTAGCTGTAAAAAGGTAAACACCTTCAGAGGGAATATACCCTAACGTCACCGATGAACCACCTCTAAACTCCCATACATTTTTACTGAAATTTTGTGTGTTCTGTATTCCGCTTATAGCCAAGTCCTTGTATGTATCTGCAATAGTCTTAGTACCTTTTTTTATTAAACCTCTTCCATTCATTAGACTTAATTGGTAATTACCTGGCGTAGCCACACTATTAATAAACTGTACTCTCATTCCACCACTTAGCTTTCCTTGGTAATCAATCGAATTCATTAACTCCCCAAAACACAGAAAAGGTACACTACTCAATTCAACACCACCAACATTAAAAGTATTTTTTGTTATCTCAATACTTGTTCTTGAAAACCTAAAACTATCTAGAGTATCTACACCTTTAATATCTACATCAAAGGCCACAAAGTATAAGGAATTCATTGGGTTTTGACTCCGTATCCCCAACTGCCTTGTACTAGGTAACCAGTTATTTTGTCTGCTTCTACCATCAGAGTATACAAAAGTACCTGTAGTCAGTAGACCTCCGTAGCTCTGGTCTACTTCTACAGCCCTATTCATTTGGATAGTGTCATTTACAAAAGCAATAAAAGTACGTCGGTTCCCTGTCGCACTCCCAAATAGGTAATTTTTAAGTAGAGTCATTGTTGGGGAATTGCTAAGTGTAATTGCGATTTCATACATTCCGTCACTGCCATGGGTGTATGCGTATTCGCTTGGGTCAGGGTCAAATACCTGAAATCCTGTATAGTTTATATCGCTGTGAAGGACTGTATTAGTTGTAGGCTGACCTTTAATTATTGATAGGTCAGTGTATCCCCGAGTTAAATGCAAAAGTGGTTTACCATTTTCTTTACCAATAAAAATACTCATAAATTAGCTCCTAGCCTATATAGATGAACTTATTATCTAGGTCCACCACAAAGTCCCCAGAAGCAGATGACATTTTTCCCGCAGTAACCTCACCTAAATCGGCTGTAATTGCAGCCAATGCCGTGACGTTTACCTCATCTGCTATTATTTTTTTACCTCTGAAATTCTCAGCGGTAAGGTCAAACACAACTGCTTTGTTCATGAAGACTTCGCCATTCGCAACAATAAAGGGGTATGTTTTACTGCCTAGCTTACCAATCCAGAATCTATCAACATCAAAGCCAGCTTCAACGGTGCCTGTGCCACTGTCCGTGGCCAACCCAAAACCACCTACAAGCGTATTGCCATTAATGTCCACCTGTACCTTCACGGTGTACTCAGCGCTCAGGACATCTAACGCATCCTTGTAGCTCACCATCCGTTGCTCAACGTTGGCTGTACCACCCTCACCATCGACAATCTGTACACCCTTCACCACTTCAGCGACAGAAGACATACCGAGCCAAGTGCCGCCACCTGCGGTACACAGTGCCCGTGTGTTCTTTGCAGCGTCAGGGTGTCCGTCGATCATGCAGAAACCGACCTGGGTGTTGCTGAAGTCCTGTACTGTGCCTGCCACCGTGTTACCGATGTACATATCCATAAGGGACCATAAATCACCGTCCCATACGTAACCCTGGTCTCCATCAGCAGAGTCAAACCAGACATCATCAAGGTTCTGGGCAATAGGGGCACCCACCTGACGAAACACGTTCAACCCTTGTTGAGCCTTCTCCACGTCCCAGGCATTACCACTCCAGCGGTACAACGTATTACCGTCATCAATGTCTACCCACAGATCATTCCGGTAAGTTGTAGAATCCGGTGGCGGTGTCGTCTGGAAAAACACCTGAGCCTTACGACCTACAGACGCTTCCAATGTGTCTATGCTTTGAGCCATAGCCGTATCAGCATTAGCACGTGCAATCACTTCTTGCGTGATCAGCGCCATGCTCTGGTCAGCGACAGCACCTACCACATTGATTTGCTGGATCTGTGCTGAATCACTTGTTTCTAAACGTGCAACCTCATTAACAAGAACCGTACCTACACCGTCTACCTGTGTCTGGAAATCTGCCAGGGCAATCAACAACTCTTCATATTGAACTTGAGAATTAGAGATATTGGTTAACAGGTCTGCACGTATGGACTCAATTCTATTTATTTCTGAACTCAGTGATGTTGCCAGTTGGCCTTGTGAGATCTGACCACTTAACATCGCTATAGTTTGTTCAATAGTAGGACGTGCCATAGCAGAAGCAGGCCCAGTCAAATCACCTACCGTACCGTTCACAGATACAATCTCGATCCAGTAGTAATAACGGATGGCCGCACTTGGGTCTATTCTGTCGTAATGGATTTCACCCGTAACCGTCTTTAGTTTTACTTTAGTTAATGGATCAGCATTACTACTACGATATAGCAGTACATGCGAGACTGCCTCCGGCAGTAATTGTGGATATGTCCAAAATACATCTATACCTCCAAACGCAGGTACAGCTTGTAATATTGAGTTATTTAAATCAGGATCACCAGGCTTCGGGAAGTTACCGAAACCTGTTCCGCACGAATCAGCCATGTTACTACCTCATACCGAATACATAATGTGACTTCATTGTACGAGGTTGTCATATAACTATTTTGAAATATCACTCACGCACTAACCTTGAAACCAATGGAAACCGATTATGAACGTTGATTACCTAGACCACATGGGAACAGACTTGACCGTAGTTAATGCTGCACGAGTTTCATTCGATACCGTATCCACAGAACTGAGTAAGAAAGACATCGGACTTATTAACTTCCTGGCACGTGGCTGTATGTCCAAAGACTGGGATGCTGCTGTCAAAGATATGCTAGGACGGACTAACAATCCTGATGACATTAATGAAGTTGAAGGGATGCTCAAGTGGGCCAAGAACATGCCCACCCACTGGTCACCCTTCGCACACGCCATGATCTCTATGCGTGAAACCGTACCCATCTTCGTAGCCCGTCAACGCTTCAAGCACATGGTTGGCTTCACGTACAATGAAACGAGTCGTCGCTATGTTGATGATACGCCTGAGTTTCATGTACCTGACGTATGGCGTGCTCGCCCTGTAGGCGGTATCAAACAGGGTAGTGGTGGTGTTCATGCAGCTAACGATTATCAACAAGGACAGTACGCAAGTTTTTGTGAGCACGCGCTGGACCTCTACCATTCCATGATTGAACAGAACGTGGCACCTGAACAAGCACGTATGGTTCTGCCGCAATCCATGCTCACCACTTACTGGGTAACCGGTTCGTTGTATGCCTGGGCCAACGCCTATATCCAGCGAAGCGATGCACACGCACAAGTTGAAATACAAGACTTGGCCAAACAGTGGAATACTATTATAGAACCTCTGTTCCCACATTCCTGGGCTGCACTCACACAATAAAATAAGAAATACCCATACCCACTTAGATACCCTAGTAGGTTCACCCACAGAAGGTCAGTAGATTACTGACCTTTTTATTTTGTTTTGGAGACATTATGACAACAGTAACATCACCCAATAACCTATCAACCGGTAAAGATATGCTGGCTGATTCCAAGTTCTATATGGGTTATTCACGGTTTATTACTGACGAAGACCGTTACGAAACATGGACAGAATCCGTTACCCGTGTCATGGACATGCACCGTGATAAATACAAGCATCTTATGACGCCTGAACTGGAAGTGATGATCCAGTTTGCCCAGGATGCTTACACAGACAGCAGTGTGTTGGGTGCCCAGCGTGCTCTGCAATTTGGTGGACCTCAGATCTTCCAACACGAAGCCAGGCTTTATAATTGTTCAGCGGCACACTTGGATCGTCCCGAGTTCTTCCAAGAAGCCATGTACCTACTGCTCTGTGGTTGTGGCGTAGGCTTCTCAGTGCAGAAGCACCACGTTGCCAAGCTGCCAGACTTCGCCCCACGCAAAGAGGATGCTGCACGTCTGCACGTCATCGACGACAGCATTGAGGGATGGTCAAACGCCTTTGGTGTCATGATCTCCAGCTTCATCCCCGAGGGTGAGCACGCCCCTTTCCCAGAATACCAAGGGCACCACGTACTCTTTGATTACTCAGAGATCCGCCCCAGAGGTGCCTACATCTCCGGTGGCTTCAAAGCCCCTGGCTCAGACGGACTACGGGCGTCCCTGACCAAATGTGAAGACCTGTTGGTGAAAGCCACCAAAGCGAGTAAGCACCTTAAACCGATCCAAGCCTATGACTTTGTAATGCACATGGCCGATGCCGTTCTATCAGGTGGTGTACGTCGCAGTGCAACCTTGTGCATGTTCAGCTTCGATGACGACGAGATGATGAAGGCCAAGACCGGCAACTGGTTCAAGGACAACCCGCAACGGGGTCGATCCAATAACTCAGTGACCCTGGTCCGTGGTCAGGTGACTTATGAGCAGTGGATCAGTATCAAAGCGTCTGTTGAACAGTTCGGTGAGCCAGGCTTTATCTGGACCGATTCAGCGGAATTTACCTTCAATCCATGTGTGGAAATAGGAATGCTTCCTGTTACCCATGACGGTCGCTCTGGCTTCCAGGTTTGTAATTTATCGGAGATCAACGGCGGAGCCTGTGATACCTCAGACAAGTTCTTCGATGCGTGTCGCGCTGGTGCCATCTTAGGAACCCTGCAAGCGGGCTACACCAACTTCACTTACCTGACTCAAGCAACCCAGGACATCGTGGAGCGTGAAGCTCTCATAGGCGTATCCGTGACAGGTTGGATGAACAACCCAGATGTTCTGTTTAACGTAGACAACATGCAACGCGGTGCTGGCATTGTTCGCGCCACTAATAAGAAAGTGGCTCACTTGCTCGGGATCAACCCAGCCGCACGGACGACATGCGTAAAACCATCGGGCAATGCCTCTGTGCTGCTCGGTACGGCCTCTGGTATTCACGGTGAGCATTCACCTGCCTACTTCCGCAACGTCCAGATGAACGACACTGATGGCACTCTGGAGCTGATCCAATCCACGAATCCAGAGATGGTTGAAACCAGCGTCTGGAATCCTAACGGCACAGATAAGATTGTGTCGTTCCCTGTGGTGTCAGACCCTGCTTCCATCTATAAGGGCGACCTGCAAGGTGTGAAGCAACTGGCCTACGTCAAGCTGGTTCAGCAGAACTGGATCGAGCATGGCACTAACCCAGAGCTGTGCACCGATGACCGTATCCGTCACAACGTATCCAACACCATTGATGTGGACGACATGGATAAGGTCTTCGACTACATCTGGGAGAATCGGTACGATTTTGCAGGCATCAGCCTCATGGCCTCGACAGGCGATAAAGCGTATCCGCAAGCGCCATTCACACAAGTACGCACAGCCACTGAGATCCAGGAACTCTATGGTCCAGCGGCTTTGTTCGCATCCGGCTTGATCGTGGATGGACTGCACGCCTTCACAGGCAACCTGTGGGACGCATGTTCAACAGCCCAAGCGTTGGGTGTGGATCTGAGTCAGCACGGTAGCCACGACCTTCTCAAGCGTGACTGGGTACGCAGGGCGGTGCAGTTCTCAGACAACTACTTCGGTGGGGATATGCAGAAGATGAACGACTGTCTCAAGGACTGTCACCTCATCCACAAGTGGGAAACCATCAAGCGAACTATGACACCCATCGACTTCACACGTGAGCTGGGCAAACAGGAGTACACCGACATCTCAACGATGGGCGCTCAGGCCTGTGCAGGAGGCAGTTGCGAGGTGAGCTTTTGACCTCTGACCGTATGCAGGTGCTGAGCCAGCTTAACCGTACAGTGACGCACAGGTGCCCTCAATGTGGGGCACCGGTGGCGTGTGCAGCAGAACTGGGAAGAAGTGCAAGCTCATGCTGGTGCATGGAACTTGAGCATCGTGCGTTTGATGAAGCATCTACTGAGTGCCTGTGTCTTCACTGCCTCTCAGATACTCACTAAAAATCTTTGCACTGAAGGGGCAAGCGGATTAGGCGTAGCCGGTTCCGCGTAGTCCCCTTCAGAATATAAATTAAATACCTGTAGGAGCACGTAATGGAATACTTTCAACTAGATGATGCAGATTTTACAGGGTTCTCTCCTGAATCGTATACGGTACCATTAGACACCCGTGGTTACATTTACATGGTTCATGACTACACAGATCCTGATTTTATCAAGATTGGTCGAACCACTAATCTGCACAAAAGGGTAACAAGTTACAACACAGACAGACCCAGAAACTCAGTGCAGATCGTCGCGGTCACAGGACTGTTCTCGGACGCTGTTGAAGTAGAGAAACGTATTTTCTCAAGTATTAATACTTACCACGAAGCTGTACCCAGTAAAGGGACCAAGGAATGGTATGAGATAGCACTTAAAGAACGCTTCCTTACTCTAATGGCTCAGGCTGAGTCTTATTTTGAGATGGAGAAGGTAACCTAACCGTACCCTACCGCTTAGAGAAAGTGAGGTAATGACTTGTAAGGTGTAGGCGAAGCCGAGAACCTTACAAGTCATTACAGTTAACTTATTTAGTTGATAAATAATTAATTAATAACTTCACACACTCCCCTACGCCCACCGCCTACGCCCACCGCCTGCGGCTAAGGCGTAGGGGAGTGTGAAGGCTTAGAGGTGTAGGGGTTCTCCGAACCCTATTGTGCATTCTTGCGAAGCTATTGCGGAGCGTCTTCGAGGCGAAGCCGAGAAGACAGGGGATAACACCTGGGGTCCGAAGGATCTCAGGGGGTATTCCCCCTATATAACTACGTCGTTCTGTGCAAATTCCTATGTAAATCAACAACTTAAACCCTAAATTCAACCAAATGAGGTCATTTTGCCGACTACTATTCGATCAATTGATGACATGCCATTTCTTAAAGCCCGTCTTGGTAAAGCCCGATCTGACCGTGTACGTTACGCGAGTCAGTCCGATACCACCAAACAGAAAAATACCACCAACGTTAAAAACACCGTCATTGATGCAATGCAATTCGTCAGCCCGCACGCAGCCGGTTGTAAAGTTGGCGATGTATTACAAGGTGCAGCAAACATGGATTACCAGTCCAAACCATTAAGCGTTTCACGTCTTTATAACATCCTGCAACAAGTAGAAATGGTCAACACCCGTGAAGTCATAAGCATGATGGGAATTGATCAACGTCAAGCACAACGTTATGTACGTGCTATTAAGTTTGCTATGCCGCATATATCTTTATTGGTTTAGTGCTTACACTGTACGAAGCATTCAACTAAGATGGTTATCAAATAACTATCACAGAGAGATAATATGAGAAAATGCAAAACCATTAACTGTACCTGGGGTATACCTACTGATATTTCCGAAGACTTCTGTAGTGAGTGCCGCCCAAGAATTAACAAAGAATCTGCAAATGATAACGCAACAACATCAGGTGCAGACAATGATTATTGGGTAGCACACATCAAAGACCCAAAACGTGTAGAGCCTTGCAGTATTGAGTGTGATGATCTGATCGAACACTTCCAGATGAACTACCAACAAGGTGAAGCCTTTAAAGCCCAATGGCGTGACGGCATGTTACGCATTGGTATGGGTAAACCTGGTGACAGTCACATACGCAATGCAGAAAAGGCACACTACTACGCAGGCCGCAACCTGGTCGTGGAACAGCGTAAACTCGATTCATAACCCGTAAACCCCCCGCAGTAAACCCACCAGCCACTTTTGTGGCTATTTTTGTCGCTAAAATAAATAAGGACACTGTTATGCGCAAATACCTGAACAACTTATCAGTGCCTCTTTCCATGGCCGTGTTCTTAGCAACGGATACTTACGACCACGATGAGGACACTATCTCAGTTACTACACTGATCAAACCTGTGCGCCAAGTTATATTGGCTGGACGTGTACCCGCGTCCCAGGGACTGGTTGATATTAGTGGTTTGGTTAAATCCCGTATGGGTACATCAATCCACGATGGTATTGAGCGTGCGTGGGTAAACAACAAAGACGCTGCTATGAAAGCACTGGGTTACCCTCAACGCGTTATAGACCGTGTTGTTGTAAACCCTGACCCTGAAAAAGTCACCAAAGACCAGATTCCTGTGTATCTGGAAATCAGAACCAAGAAGAAAATAATGGGGCGCATTGTCTCGGGTAAGTTTGATTTTGTAGCAGAAGGCTCACTGGAGGATTTTAAATCAACGTCAGTGATGGCCTGGACAAAGAAAGACCGTGAGCTTAATTACAAACTACAGGGTTCCCTGTACCGATGGCTTAATCCAGAAATCATTACCGATGACACCATGGGTATTACGTTCCTGTTTACAGACTACCAAGCCTACCGGTCCAAGACTGATCCCGATTACCCACCACACGCAACGCCTCAGAAACGTATTCCACTGATGTCAGTGGAAGCCACTGAAGAGTATGTGAAGTCCAAAATTCGGTTACTGGATCAACACCAGGATACGCCAGAAGAGAACCTACCTCTGTGCCCTGACGAAAGCCTATGGCGTAAGGAAACCGTCTACAAGTATTACAGCAACCCTGAGAAAACCCAACGGGCTACCAAAGATTTCAAGACCGATAAACAGGCTGCGTTACTACATGCAGCCAAAGCCGGTAAAGGTTTTGTGAAAGAAATCCCCGGCACTGTACTGGCGTGTAAATACTGCGATGCCTTCCCACTCTGCTCACAAAAAGACGCCCTCATAGCTGACGGCTCACTGACACTGTAAACAAGGAATACCCAATGACTGAAGAAACCCTTTCGATCCGTCCCTTTGAGGATATGGATCACCACCCAATGTCTGAAAAGTTAGTGGGTATTCTGTGTAATAAAACGCAGAACACAGACCCACTCTTCTTTCGTGTACTGGCCGCTTATTACTTCTCGGTAGTGGCCACCATGATGCGCTGCACCGTGAAGACTCACGAATCCAGGCACCCTATCCCTGTTAACCTCTATGCCATAAGTCTGGCTACATCGGGTGCTGGTAAAGGTAAATCCACATCCATCATTGAAAACCAGATCATTGGGCAGTTCCGCGAACGTTTCACCGAAGAAACCTTTGAGATACTGGCTCAAGAGAATATTCCTAAGATTGCGTATGCACGCTCTATTCGTAAGCAGACCGATCCAGATGAAGAGCTGACCGCCGCTAATACAGAGTTCACAAACACCGGTCCCTTGGTGTTCAGCTTTGATAACACCACCGAAGCGGCACTCAAGCAGATGCGTCACAAATTGCTGATGGCAAACTCAGGTTCCATGAATCTTCAGATTGATGAGATTGGTTCTAACCTGACGGGTTCCGTGGAAGCATTGAACGCCTACCTGGAGTTGTACGACGTAGGTAAAATCAAACCTAAGCTCGTCAAGAATACCAGGGAGAACCTGCGTAACGAGGACATCCAAGGCATTACACCCACCAACATGATGTTGTTCGGTACACCCTCTAAGTTGCTCAACGGCAGCAAAGTAGAGGAAGAGTTCTACTCCATGCTGGACACAGGGTTTGCCAGACGGTGCTTTTTTGCTTACGCCAAAAACCACACACGGGACTTGGGACTTTCTGTGGATGATCTCTACGCACTCCTAACAGACTCAAGCTCTAACGGTTCAATGGAGTCCATTGCGGATCACCTTGAAAACCTTGCTGACATCATCAACATCAAGAAAGTCATCGTGATGAGTGTCCGTGTCGCCAAGCTGTTTCTGCTGTACAAGTTGCAGTGTGAACGGTTAGCTGACGAGCTACCCGAGCACGAGGAAATGAAGAAAGCGGAAATCTCTCACCGTTACTTCAAAGCTATGAAGCTCGCAGGCACCTACGCGTTTGTGGACGATGCCACTGAGATCAGTGAACAGCATTTTGAAAACGCTGTGAAACTGGCTGAAGAATCAGGGGATGCTTTCACCAACCTGCTCGCACGTGATCGTAACTACGTCAAACTGGCTCGTTACATTGCTTGTGTAGGGCGTGAGGTTACTCAAGCTGATTTGGTTGAGGATCTGCCTTTCTACCCTAAAGCGGTTAACCAGCAACGTGACATGATGGCCCTGGCCATTGCTCACGGCTATCAGAACAACATCATTATCAAATCGATGTTCAACGATGGTATCCAATTCCTACGGGGTGAAACTCTACAGAGGACCGACCTTTCAACCATGAAAGTCTCTTACAGCGGTGACATCGCTGTAGGGTATAGCAGTGTCAGAGGAGCTTTCAAAGACCTTCACACCATGGTTCAGGCACCAGGGGTACATTGGATCAATCACCACCTGAAAGCCGGTGACAAGGACGAAGGGCATCGTCAGGAAGACGACTGCATCCCAGGCTTCAACCTGGTTGTCATCGACGTAGATGGCGGTGTCAGCCTCGACAGTGCAAAGGCACTCCTGAAGGACTACAAGTTCTTGCTGTACACCACCAAGCGTCACGACCCAGCCGGTGAACATCGCTTCAGAATCATTTTCCCAATCAACTATGAGCTGAAGCTAGACGCCAAGGACTTCAAGGAGTTCATGACCAACGTGTACGCATGGCTTCCCTTTGAAGTGGATGATGGTACCAATCAGCGTGCTCGCAAGTGGATGTCCCACCCAGGGGGCTACGAGTACAACGACGGGCTTTTGTTAGATGCCTTACCGTTCATACCCAAGACCTCTAAGAACGAAGAGCGTAAGCGCCTGGTCGATTCTCAGCAGTCTATGGACAACCTTGAGCGGTGGGTCATCAACACCACCGGTGACGGTAACCGTAACAACCAACTGATCAAGTATGCCTACATCCTGGTGGATGTTGGGTTTGATTTTGAAGGTGTGCGTACCCGCCTGTGTGATCTGAACGACAAGCTACCGGACAAACTCACGGAAGCTGAGCTCATGAGTACCATCATGATAACGGTCTCAAAAGCCTTAGCCAAACAAGTTTCTTAATTCCTTAATCGTATAGGGGTGCTCCGCACCCTTCTGCGAATTTGTCACAATTTTTCGGGACCATATTATGAAACAAGAATTAGTTAACGATTACCTAGTCTTATTGATGGGTGAATCCGCGTCAGGCAAGTCTGCCTCACTCAGAGATCTTAAAAACCCAGAAGGGGTTATGTATTTGAACACGGAAGCAGGGAAACGCTTACCCTTCCGAGCCAAATTCAAGTCTTTTAAAATCACAGACCCGTTCCAGATTATCGAGGCGTTTGCAGAAGCTGAGAACATGCCTGACATACATACCATTGTCATAGACAGTATGACGTTCATGTTGGATATGTTTAAATCGTTGTACGTCCGTAACTCCACCAACGGTATGAAAGCTTGGGACGACTTTGCAGAGTTCTTTAAGGACTTAATGCAGCAAAAAGTAGCCGCATCCACCAAGAACGTTTTGTTCACTGCCCACACGCTGGACACATACAACGAAACCAAGATGTGTATGGAAACCAAGATTGCAGTTCCTGGCTCACTCAAGAACAATGGACTGGAATCTTACTTTTCTTTGTGCATCGCCACCAAGAAAATGAAAGTAACAGACCTGGCTAAATACAAATCAGACCTGTTAACCATCACACCGCAAGAAGAAGCACTGGGCATTAAGTACGTGTACCAAACACAATTAACCAAATCCACAGTGAATGAACGTATCCGTGGTCCTATGGGTATGTTTGATGAAAACGAAACGTTTATAGATAACAATATGCAACTGGTCTTTGATCGGCTGCACGAATATTATAGTGACTGATTCTCAACTCAGTGAACTAAACACGTAAACCAAACCAAACCAAAACTTAAAGGTAATTATTATGTCACTTCTAGCCAATGTTAAAACCGACTCTACCATCAATGCTGAAACCGATTTCATCGGTGGCGGCGGTGTATGGGAATCCGGTCTGTACCCTTTTGAAATCACCATGGCTTACCTGGAAAAGAAAGTATCCGGTGCCCTGTTCCTGAACATCGACATTAAGAGCGACCAAGGTAAAACTCACCGCGAAAACTTGTGCCTGGCTTCAGGTGATGCCAAAGGCAACAAGAACTTCTACGAAAATGCCAAGGGCGAGCGTAACTACCTGCCAGGCTTTAACACCGCAAACAGTATTGGCCTGCTGTGTGCCGGTAAAGAAGTGAGTGAGTTGGATACCGAAATGAAACTGATCGGTGTGTACAACTTTGAAGCCAAGAAAGAAATCATGACTGAAAAAGAAGTTGTGACCGAGTTGCTGGGCAAGCGCGGCGTAGCCGGTGTACAGAAGCAGATCGTTGATAAGAACGCCAAAGGCGATGACGGTAAGTACCACGCCACCGGTGAAGTTCGTGAAACCAACGAGATCAACAAGGTGTTCCGTGAGAAGGATCTGCTGACCACGGCTGAAATCATTGCTCAAGCAGAAGAGCCTAAGTTCTACCACATCTGGGACGGTAAATTTACCGGTGTCACCCTGAACAAAGCCTCTGCCGCGAACGATGCCAACGGTGCTTCAGGTGCTCCCAAAGCAGTCGCCGGTGCCAGCACTAAGCCTAAGCAGTCACTCTTCGGTAACTAAAACCCGAGTCAGACTGCTTCGGTAGTCTGGCTCACTTTTCTATGAAGGAGGTAATATGCCTGAACAAGAAGTGCTTACAGAAGATATGACAGCGTTCCTGAATAAGTTGCAGGACTCTGGAATCATCAATATGTATGGGGCACTACCGTACCTCGAAACCAACTTTTCCTTATCCAAAGAAGACGCCGTAACAGCGTTTACTGAATGGATGCACTCTTTTTGATGCCGAGTAACCTAAAGCTCTACCAGTGCATTAAACAAGTACACGCTGAGCCTATGACCTTCGGTAATTTCTCAGTGTCCATTCGCAAAGTGCGTGACATGGGGCAGATTGATCCCACCACGCCTGGCTTTCACGTTGTTTACAGCCTGGGTACACAGGATGAGTACCACTCCTGGTCACCCAGGCAGGCGTTTGACGAGGGTTACATTTACCTACCCGCTAACACTAAAAAGCCGCCAGGTAAGCTCTCATGAACCATGACTAAAGGTATTTGAATGGAAGGTTACCTAGCCATAGACCCAGGCGTAAGCGGTGCTCTGGTTATTGTGAACGCACACAACAAGATCGTTGACCACCTGCTGATGCCCACCATTAAGGTGGGTACAAAGAACAGGGTTAACGCCGCTGCCATCGGTGCCTGGCTGTCGCAGTGGCCAGGGCTTTCGCACGCTTACCTGGAACGAGTCCACTCCATGCCCAAAGACGGAGGTGCTGCTGCATTCACCTTCGGTCACGCTGCGGGCATTGTAGAAGGCATTGTTGTAGGTGCTGGCGTGCCGCTTACCCTGGTCACACCACAAGCGTGGAAGAAACACCACGGCCTCATAGGCACCGAGAAAGACGCAGCCAGATCCAGAGCTATACAGCTCTATCCTGATTTCAGATTGTTGGATCTTAAAGGCAAAGGCCAAGCCGTGTCTGACGCCATTATGATTGCACTTTATGGAATCCACTCCCAAAAACTGAACACCCCTCAAGAGATCCCGTTATGAAAATCCAAGTTACTATGAACCAACAAGCCATCACAGAAGCCATCCGCGACTACGTGGTTAAGAACGGCATGACCAGCCCCGTACAGGATGTTGAGTTCACCGTCACCCGTAAAGGCGGGACCAGTATCAGTGCTGAAGTTATCCTCGGTAACGACGCTGTTACAACCGGCGTAGGCCAGGCAAAACCAGGTGCGGATAAGACAGTCGTAAGCAAACGTCCCCCTGCTGCCGCCAAAACACCCGTAGAACCTGTGAAGGAGCCTGAAGTAGAAACTCCTGAAGTAGCTGAAGTGCCTGCACCGGTTGAAGCTGAAGAGAAGCCACCGTTTGACGTAGACGACGAAGCTGAAAACGACAGCACTAAAGAAGAACCGGCATTGAGTAAGAAGTTGTTTGGTTAATAGGTGGATTCTATGACACTTCTAAAAGCAATAGGTACAGGTGTAATCGCTGCATTGATTACGGCCCTCGCATT